TTTTAAGACTGAATTGAACGCAGATGCGTTGAACATGGTGTTTGCGGCTGGGATGAAATGCAGCCAAAATTGGGTTACTCCTACACATTTCCTATATTCAAATGTAGAAATAGTAGAGGAAATTATGGGATTTTTTTGATCTCATTTTTAAGCCAGTCAACACTTCTTTGGGTATAAACACGTTCCGTAAGATCGCTGATGTGGTGACCGACGAGGCGTTTGATGGCATATTCATCCATATTATATTTCTTCGCCAATGTAACAAAGGTAACACGACCGTCATGGCCTTTATGCTCAGAGTTCAGAGACAGCAGGGGGATAACTTCGTTTACGAGTTGCACTGAAAAAGAGGCATAGCGCATTTGTGCAACTTCACCTTTCTTTGTGTTTTGGTGACGAAAGCCATGTTGGCGAATCGTGAAAAACAAATAAGGCGACCCTGCTGCGAGAGCTTTTTCGTAGCGGGCTTTTACCAGATTATAAATACGGGGGTGAATCGGCACAGTTCGATTTATCCCCGCTTTTGTTTTCAGCCCACCCGTAAAAGTGCCCGTTTCCATATCAATATCCTTCATTTTCAACTCACATAATTCGCCTGGACGCCATCCGGAGTAGCATTGGATAAGAATCATATCAATGATGGGGTGCTTATCAATGTTGGCCCAGAGGAGATCGAGTTCTTCCGTAGTATATGCAATATGGCTATTTGGCTTGCGGACATAGCCTGAATCAATCGTAAACATACGAGCATAATTCTTGTCAACAATTTCAAGCGATACAGCGTAATCAAAAAGCAGGTTATAAAGATTTTTCATCGAGTCTTTTGCATTATTTTGCGGATGGCGAGTTACCCCGGCATAAACGATGGTTCCATTTTCGATACAGTTCTGGAGATCAGAGATATGTACATCCCGCACGAGCATATTATGAATCGAAGAGGAGTAAGCCCATGACCTTTTATAGCGACTGAGTGTTGAAGAGTCCACCTTCTTTTCGCGCAAAGATAGCCACATATCGAAAAGATCCTGCATGGTCGTTTTGTTGGAAAGGTCAAACGGGTGCGCATTATACTTTACAAGAGCTTCATATGCCTCGTTATAGGTTTCAAAGTAACCTACCGGTCGGAGAGGACGAACAATTGGCTTGCCTTCGTCGGTTCGTCCAACTGTGATCAATACGCGGAAGGGTTTCCGAAGATTGCGGCCTCGGACTTCGGAAATCTGGCCGAATCCATTTGGAAGACGCATATGCTTTTTCTTTTTGGGCAGTAGCGACGATTTGGACTTGAGCGGGTAGCCACAATGAGGGCAGGCAACTGCCATATCGCTCACTTGTAGCCCACACTCTGGACATGATTTTAGCATAAAAACCTCCTTCAATAATTGTATGAATTTGGAATTTCCACTAAAAAGCTCGGGAAACCGGGCTTTTTATTTTTGTGAAAGCTATTCTAGGTTAAACGATTCAATCGTGGCTGTCAATCCTTCGTTGAAAGAAAAATAAAATACAGCACGCACTCGACCGTTTTCTACAGTACTATTCCTTTGAACCTAAGACGCATTCCAGCGCTCTTAGAGTAACATAAAAGGAGTACGATAGAATGGACAAAGCTAGATTAAAAATGGGCTCTGTGCCAGTACGCGTTGCTGCCAGGGTGTATGGTCGAGATCCCGCGTGGGTGAGAGCTGGAATCATTGCGGGGTGGCTGCCCATTGGCGAGGCAACAAGAAACGGCCAACGCATTGCCGACATCAAGGAAATGAATTCAAAATTCGGGCGAATCAACTATTACATTTCGCCGAAACTCCTCTATGAGCAGACTGGCTACGAATGGAGGGGTGAAAAATGATGAGCGGAGAACGTCCCGAACTTTCGAAGAAGAACCCCTATCACATTCCGAAGCAGCGTTACTATGAACTGAAGCACTTCTGCAGACAATACAGCGACTGGAAGAAAGCTCTTGTGGAGATCGATGCTTGGAATGTAATACCGAATGATATTTCCGGAGTTATCAAGGGGATGCCTCCAGAAAGCCCGACAGAGCGGATTGCGTTGGCAAGGGTGTTCTATTCAAGATGTATTGACATCGTAGACAAGTGTATTGCAGAGTTGGATACGGTTTTGGCACCATACGTCAAACAGGGTGTGACTGAAGGCACCGGATACAACGGTCTTCAGGCAAGTGGATGCCCCTGCTGCAGGGAGACATATTACGAGTACTATCGGTATTTTTTCTGGCTCCTGAGCAAAGAACGACAGTGAGACGCGAAATTTACTGGCTGCTTTATGGAGGTGATATGATGGTAACTATTACCAAAACTGTGAATTTCAAAGTGTATTGTCGAGCTGACTGCGGAAAGCGAATCAGACAAGAAATGGTTGATATGGGCGTTCATGTTTATTCTACGCGCTATGTCGATATGGGAGCGTACGCTGCAAAAATTATCGGTAAAGAGCCAGATAAGCAATATGAACTCATCGAAGCCGTGTACGGATGTGACTGTGATGAAAATGTATTTGACGAACTCGTAAAACACTTTGAAGCTGATAAGGAATATATACACATCATCATTTAAGGTGCGGAGCCGTGGAGAAATCTGCGGCTCCTTTTTATTTTTCCGCGAAAACTTCTGCCTCTTTTATGGAAGGAGGTGAACGCTATGGAATACCTTCTGGCAAAGAGCGACAGACAGCTTGGCATTTGCCTGAGAATGCTGTATGACGAAGGCTACAAAAATTTGGTTGTTGAAAGCGAAATCAACGCTAAGAACCGAATGGAGTTCCACGTCAAAGTTAGAGCAGACGAAGCTACTATGGCAAAGCTGAATGAGCGCTACCAGACGTTGATTTCCTAAACCAGTATTCTGGGGAGCAAAAGATCTGAAACATGGTCTTTTGCTTTTGTCTTACCCATGCTATAATAAAGAAAAGGAGGCGGAAGGCATGAAGGTAACATCCCACATGATTGTTCCCGTAAAGAAAAACGGAAAATGGACGACCTATATCAAGGAATTTGAAGAAGATATTCCAGATCTAGGGCGGCATTGTCTGATGTGCAATTCTTGTGGTGAGCCAAGCTATCCTAAATGTATGGAAGACTGTGGCGTAGAGAAAGAACGTGTTGAGCGCGAGCAAAAGAAAGCCCAAGAGAAAATTGCTAAGCACCAAGTCGAGATTGATATTTTGGCTGGGCTGGTACGAGATGGCCTTCTGAAAGTTGAAGACGCTGCGCCACGTGTAGAGATGACTGTGGAAGAGTTTGAAGCGGCGATGAAAGATTGATATTTATCCATACAAGAGCTTGTGAGAAATCGCAGGCTCTTTTTCTTTTGCCTGTTCGTGAAATTTTCATTTTCCTTTATGGAAGTAGAGGGCATATTGGAGGATGATACTATGAAGTCTGCATACGTTATTGGAAAGAAACTTTTACGGACAGTACCTTTTATGAAGGTGAGCAGTGCTGCAATTTGCTTGGTGGGAACGACCATGGAAGCATATGTGGCATATCTCAGATTGCAAAAGGCAAAAGAATGTTTGGGCTCTAACAAGACAAAGGACAATCGATAAATCAAAACATGCCCTCTGCTTTTTGTCCGCGAAAATTTCATCTTCCTTTATGGAAGGAGATAGCTCAGATGGTAGAGCGCTGCTTAGTTGCAGAGGTCATGGGTCCGAATCCCATTCTCTTTCTTTTTCTATTCTAGGTTAGAAATCGCGAACTTTTCTCATTGCTTTATGGAAGGATGTCTTCTGGAAAATGAAAGGAGAATTTATAATGAAAACAGGCAAAAAGACGGCTTACGATCGAGGATATGTGAATGCGATGGATAAAATCCGCGTGTTCATCGAGAGCAACCAGAAAGTCATGTACATTGACATTGGCGAGTATAAAAACGCTCAAAGCGCACGCGCGGCTTACGTAAATGCAATCGCATTGATTCGGGCAAGGGGGTTCGTACGAGCAGCTTGCAATCATAACGAACTGTTTCTGATCCGAAACGACATCTAAGGTATAAGGGAAGCCGTGGAGAAATCTGCGGCTCCTTTTATTTTTACATCACGCAGATGACCGGTTTATCCATTATTCTAGTATAAAGGAGATTTGAAAATGTATATCATCATTGGTCTTGGCCTTATTTGTGCAACCATCGGCTTTGTAGTTGGCTCTGCTGTTCGGTGGAAGATTGACTATGAGGCTGAAGCAATCGGCTCTCTCATCGTTACGCCGACAGATGAGAACGAAAACCCGAGCCTGTTCCTGAATCTGGATGAGGAGCTGGTTGATTTTGCTGACGAGCAGTATGTGGTTTTCAAGGTGATTAAAGTGAAACCGCGAGAAAAACATACTGTTTAATGGAGGAAACTCCCAATATTGACTTAAAAGGAGAAAATCAAAATGGAAGAACTGAATGCAATCCAGAACGAAATGTTGATGGATGAAACGATTAAGCACGAGCTTGAACGAATCAAGGATCTCGAACCGGGAAGCAATGAATACAAGGCTGCCTATGAGTGCGCTGCAAAGTTCTACGAAATTCGCATGAAGGAAAAAACCAGTCAGGCCGACAAGAATGCACGAGAGGACGAGCTTCAGATGAAGAATCAGGAACTCCGGCTCGAAGCAGAGAAAGCGGAAACGACTTGGAAAACCGAAGCGGCGAAGGTCGTAGCGGGCATTGTATCGACCGCTCTGGGGGCGTTTCTGATGATTCGCCATGACCGGTTCTGGGCAATCTGTTCGGCAGGCGGTGTGCAGGTGTTCGATGATCGCTACAAGGATGGCAAGATGATCTACAAGGATTATTGCAAGAAGTCTGTATAAAGGAGGGGACAGGAGAGGCCGTGGAGAAATCTGCGGCTTCTCTTTCTTTTATGAGATACCATAATATTCCGCCTGAAAACTGGACGAGTTACTATGGGCAGACATACCGCTGTAATCACCCGGTCTACCGCATCAGCACATTATATTTTGACCATGGAAAAGGTCTTTGCGTCATCCAACAGCGTTTCAACGAGAAAACGAAGGCTACTACATGGAGCGCCATTGATCCGTGGCTGAATGACAAAATCTATCTGCATGATGGTTTCAAGGAATACTTTGACCACCATGCGAAGAAGAAAGACTCGAATGGCTGTTATCCCACGGTCACGGTGCGCCAAATCATGTGGGCCTTGCGTATGAAGCCATTGAAAAAGGAACGCTGGGAAACGGTATTTGATAGGAGTTTAATCTAACCGCGAATAATTCATCTTCCTTTATGGAAAGACCTAAGCTTAAATTGTATTTTGGAGGTAAGACAAATGAAAGACTTAATCAAGTATTACGGAGATGCATTGGCTAAAATCGCTATTGGAGGATTTCTCATCGGTATTGGATCGGCTATTGGAACCGATGGGGTTATGATCTATGGCGCAAAGAAGTTTATGCTCAACGCCGCTACGCTGGATGAGAATGCTGTGCAGACTTTCATGAATACGATCGCGGAAAAAATTGGTAAATAATCTGGCACGGAGTCGTGGAGAAATCTGCGGCTCTTTATCTTTTATATTTTAAACTAAAAGGAAAAGAAAAATGAAACTTCAGAATATTACACCGCTGGCTTTTAATAAATTGTGCGATAAACCGCTGCACATCGACCGGACAGTTAGCAAAGAAGTTGTGAAGACGATTGTTGATAAGTTTATGGTCAATGGGATTTTTATTGAAGAAGTAAAGCTTACAGAAGAAGAGCGGATGAATCTGAACAATATTACCTTGGCCTTTAAGAATTATATCGAGGCTAATAACATCCATGCGGGAGTTCATCGGCGTCAGGAACGTATATTTTTGCGGAATGACGAAATTCCTCTTGCTTTTGCAGCGGCTTATCCGAGAGCTATCGTCAACGCATCTAAACGCCATCGGCTGAAATTTGAATTCGAAAAGAAAGTATGAGGAGAAAACTACTATGGAGGACTTAATGCTTATCCGGTCGAGCTTTATGCGCAAAATCATTTCTTCGGCGATCAACAAGGTAATTGCCAAGCAGAAGTACGGCATCAAGGTCAATCTGGATGATATTCAGGCTAAATGGTCTGACAAGGAACAGAAAGTAACAGTTCATCTGGAACTGGATGCCGAGATGCCGAAGGCAGACCTCATGGATATTTTGAAGAAAGCAGGAATGGTATGACGAGAGAGGAACACTATGTGGAGATGGAGTGACGGAACAGCTGAACTCTACCATTATGGTATTAAGGGGATGAAATGGGGAGTTCGGAGAACAAAAGAACAACTGGCGCATGATAGACATTCTATTCAAGCAAGGACGATTCGGCGATTGAAGAAGCCTTTTCATTCGGCAAATGGTGTGCTGGTTACATCAATATCGGCTCACGCACTCGATAGGTGCGAAGAGAAGAGCAGGCCGGTTACGGTAGAAGGTATTTTTGACGCCTTGAAAAAGCCTTTGAACCATGATAGTATTAAGATAAAATACGATGGGAAGGGCAGACCAAGCCAAAGACTTATCGGTAAAATGGCAACGGTCAATGTCAATCCTGAAAATGGCATCATTACAACCGTGTGGCCTACAGGGCATGATGCACTTAGAAAATATTCAAAGAAGAGGTGATAGCGATGTTGACCAAAGAACAGATTCAATTTCTGCAAAAGCTTGGCCTTGACTACGATTACTCCAAAATTAACGAGTTCTCTGATGAGTGGGCCGAAATTGAAGAGCGGGTTGGCGACGAGCTGATGTATGAAGGCCTAGACGATGACTACGCGCCCAATGAAATCGGAAAGATGTGCTACAGCATCCTTGACATAATTCCTTGAATGATATTTTTACAACGAGAGCTTACGAGAAAATCGTAGGCTCTTTTATTTTAACGCGAACTTTTCTGGTTGCTTTATGGGACGAAGTACGTCTTGACATTTATATTTTGGAGGTACGAACTATGATCAAAATTAACAGAGGTTCTGTTGGTAGTCCGGAATACGGAAAAGAAGCAGACATCATCGTTAAAGCTGTTGCTCCGAATGACCTGAAGGATATCCTGATTGGTGTTGGAACTGTATTGGTAGGTATAACTTATCTTACAGTTACAGCATTTAAGAAGGGCGCTAAGGCATACGAAACTGCAGAGCTTAATGCACTGGCGGATATCGGCGCGATGGACCGGCAGGACGTAGATTCAATTTTGAATAGCACATTTGAATAAATACAAGACGACTGGCGAGGCACGGAGCCGTGGAGAAATCTGCGGCTCTTTGTCTTTTATATTTGAAAGGAGAAACCTATGAATCTCATGAAATCTGCGTCCCAGTTCTTGAAAAAGAATGGTGGGACAATCCTGGCAATCGGTGCTTCCATTGGCGTGGTGCTGACAGCCATCGAAACCGGAAAGGCCACCATCAAGGCAGAAAAACTCATCGAGATGAACTCTGCAGAACCGGAATACACTGCAAAGGAAAAGGTGAAGGACTGCTGGAAGTTCTATCTGCCTGCCACTGTACTTGGTGCGGGAACCATCGCCTGCATCTTCGGCTCGAACGCCCTGAACAAGAAGCAGATCGCGAGCCTGACAGCGGCGTATATGGCGCTGGGGAAGACGTATCAGGAGTACCGCAGACAGGTGGCAGAACATGCTGGAGCCGAGCAGGAGCAAGAAATCTTGAAAGATGCCCATACGGATGACGAGGATTTTGCAAAAATGAAGTCCGAGGAAAAGCTGCTCTGCTACGAGCCTATCTCGAAACGGTATTTCCATGCCACCGAGGCCGAGCTGCTGACGGCATTCTATGAAGTCAATCACGACTTTACCATCAACGGGTATACCGCGCTCAACGAACTCTATGGATATCTGAACCTGGACTTCGTGCCAGAACTCAACGATCGCGGTTGGAGCATCGATTACCTCGGCGCGATGTGTGATAATTACTGGATCGACTTTACTTATCAAAAGGAGCATACGGACGATGGGCTGGATGTATATTATGTGACCGCGTTCCAGGAACCCATCGAAGATTACTTGAACTTCGACCCTTATAAAGATTACATGGAAAGCAAAGGAGACTGATATTTATGAAGAAGATCAACTGGTGGAAGGTTGCATCTATGGCAATGCTGGCAGCAAGCGCCATTATGGGATTTGGCCATGACCTGATCGAGGACCAGAAGACCGAGGACGATCTGCGGGACATGGTTCAGGAAGAGGTGCGCAAGCAGTTGTCAGAAAAGAGCCTCTAATCGCGAAAAAATCCAACGCTATTATGGAGAAATCCTGAAATGAATTGGAGGTAAAACTATGTTCGATCATGAATACTTTAAGCAGGTGGATTCCGCAATGCTGAGCGCCATGAAGGTGCTGGGGCAGGCGATGCTCAGTGCACTCGATACACTGATCTGGTACTTGCTCCTGCAGCCGATTCGGCTCTACAGCTGGCTGACGGATGACCCTGCTCCGGTAAGACGGAGAGCATCTCACACCCGCAATCATGCGGAGGATGAACTCAACTGAGAAGCAAAGGGCCGCAGAGGAATCTGTGGCTCTTTCTTTTATATTTTCTGGAGGTATGAAAAATGAACCTGAAAGCAATCGGTAAGGCAGTGGGAAAGGGCATCAAGAAGAACCTTCCCAAAATTCTGGTCTGCGGTAGTATCGCAGGCATGGTCACGAGCGTGATTTTCGCTGTCAAGGCAACGCCCAAGGCGATGATTCTGCTCGATGAGAAAAAGCAGGAACTCGGCACGGAAAAGCTGGATGTGAAAACCATCGTGAAAACGGCAGCTCCGGCTTATATTCCCACGGCTATTTCCATGGTGGCATCTGCAGGCTGCATGATTGGTGCCATGAACGAGAATGATCGGCGCAATGCGGCACTGGCAGCAGCATATTCCCTGAGCGAGAGCGCCCTGAAGCAGTATCAGGAGAAGGTTGTGGAAACCATCGGCAAGGATAAGGAGAAAGAGCTTCGCCAGGCCATCACCCTCGATAATATGGCAAAGAAGCCGGAAGAGAATCCTGTCATCGTACCGGCAGCCCGTGATGCAGCATACGATCAGTTGGTCGAATGCTATGAAAGCTTCTCTGGAAGATATTTCAAGACGACCGTAAATGCCCTTGACCGAGCGATGAACGGCCTGAACAAGCAGCTTCTCAGTGATTTTCGTGTAACCCAGAATGACCTGTTCGACTATTTGGGGCTGGAGCACACGAAGAACGGCGACCTGTTGGGCTGGGATACTGAGTCCACACTGGAAATTGAAACCTTCTACAGCTCCAAGTTGGATGAGGATGGCATGCCCTGCATGGTTCTGGATTACCGCACCCCTCCGAAGTGGCTGGGTTACTGATTCGCGAAATTTTCATCGACTGTTATGGAGGTATACTCCAACATTTATATTTTCAAAAGGAGAAATCACTATGGAAAACGAAATGATGAACAAGATGGACACTATGACCGATGCAATGCCGGAGGTCGAAAATCTGGTTCCCAGCGTGGACACGAACGATGCAGAGATGCCGAGCGCATCTGGTAATTTCGGTAAGACTGCAGCATGGATGCTGGCAGGTGCCGCTGTTTACAAGGGCGTAGAAGTGCTCTGCAAGCACGTGATCGTTCCGCTGTGGTACAAGGCAACTGTCCGGATGGAAAGCAAGGATGCGAAGGAAGAGTCTGTCGAAGCAGAAGCAACCGAAGTGGAAGATTCCGAAGAAGAATAATCTGTTGGGCAACCGTGAGGGAGCCGTGGAGAAATCTGCGGCTCCTTTTATTTTTATAAAGGAGAATTACCATGGAAAAGAAAAATGACAAAAAGTTTGGCTGGAAAAAGGCCGTAGTTATCGGTGGTATCTTTGCTGCCGGTGTGGCCGTTGGTGTTGCAGGCGATAAGGCATACATCAAAATGCTAGTCGAGAAGGGCTACAAGACCATCCTGAAGGAGTACCGGCTCCATGTTGACCCTGTTGTCACCGATAAGGGGGTAAAAAAAGTCTTTATCTCTATCACGGATAAGCTCACCGGTAAAACGTTCGGCACTACCTGGAAGCCTGAAACTGCAAAAGAAATCGGCGAAACCATCCTCAAGTATGCAGAGGAGGGCATGCCCAATGGCTAAAATCGAAATGCCTTCCAGCAGCATCAACTCCACGGGCGAGCCTCCGAAGAAACAGCTGAAGAAGGTCACGACCGGCAAAGTGACCATCAAGCAGGAGAGCGAGATCCAGAAGCTGGCTCATAATTTCCTGGCTGAAGACCTGCAGACGATCCGTGAAAAGCTGTGGACGGATTATATTCTGCCCGGTATCAAGAACATGGTGTGCTCTGCTGTAAACATTGCGCTCTTTGGCGTTGACCGTTCTCGTAGCAACAATGGCGGATATTCTCAGCAGCGTAACAGTTACAGCAGCTATTACGCAAATGCGAATCAGAACCGTCCCCAGCAGAACAACTATCGGCCGAACCGTCTGGACTGGCAGAACATCACGTTTGACAGCTATGGCGATGCCAATGATGTTCTGAATGAGATGGGCCATGCAATCCACGATTACGGACAGGTCACGATTGCTGACTTCTACGATGTTGTGGGTATTACTCGTGATGCGCGTGACTATCAGGACTGCAAGTACGGATGGTATGACCTCGGTCCTGCGACGATTAAGGGCGTTCCTGGCGGCTATACCATCGTTTTCCCGAAACCTGTTCCTCTGAACTAATTGAAAGGACTGATATTTCTATGAAAAAGAAAGAAATCATGACCAAGGCAACGCAGGTGTTGTCTAAGACCGCATTCAAGCTGAAGAAGGCAAGCCCGACCATCATGGTCATCGGCGCTGCAATCGGCGGAGTAACGGCTACCGTTCTGGCCTGCAAGGCAACTCTGAAGGCGCAGGATATTCTGGCCGAACACAAGAGCGGCGTGGAGAAGATCCACGAGGCAAAGGACAAAGTGGATTCTGGCGAGATCAAACTGTCCGAAGGCGAAACCTATACCGAAAAGGACATGAAGGATGACATCACCAAGCAGTACCTGAAGACTGGCCTGAAGCTGGCAAAGGTATATGCTCCTGCGGTTGGCCTGGGCGCAGCATCCCTCGGCTGCATGTTTGGCAGCCATCACATCATGACGAAGCGAAATGCAACCCTGACGGCTGCATACATCGCGCTGGAGCAGACTTTCAACAGCTACAAAAACCGTGTCACCGACCGCTTTGGTGAGCGCGTCCAGCATGAACTGGAGCAGAACATCAAGGCTGTGGAGGTCGAAACCAAGAAGGTCGATGAGAACGGCGTGGAGGAAGTCATCAAGGAGTACAGGGACATTGCCGAGCAGGCAGATGACCCATGCTCTCTGATTTTCGATGAAACCGTGGATACATGGCAGCGGGATGCCGATCTGAACCGGAACTATCTGCTCCTCATGGAGTCCGCGGCGAACAAGCGGCTCCGCACTCAGGGGCACCTCTTCCTGAATGAAGTGCTCTCCATGATTGGCACGCACGGTGGTCAGTCTCTGCGTACGCCTGCCGGTCAGATTATTGCTGGATCTATGACCCGGACAGCACCTCTCTGCACAACCGTGTGGATTTCGGCATCACCAATTATGCGCCGAACAACGAGGCTCTGAACAGCTTCCTCCGTGGCGAGGAGCGTTCCGTCATTCTGCATTTCAACTGTGACGGCATCATCATCGACAAAATCTAACTGATATTTTGGAGGGACAAGCTATGACCAGATACGTAAAGACGCTTTCCTATGTATTTGCAGCCATGGCCGGAGTGTGCTTCGTATCCGGTCTGGCAGTTCTTTCTGAGTGAGGAGCAAGATGGACGATAAGTATGCGAAAGCACGTGAAATCGTTGAAGTGTTTGACGATTTTCTTAACGATAAACTCGCGAACAGGGGGATTGAACTGAATTGCGGTGTGCCCGTTGCTACGGAAGATGCGAAAAAGAAAGACCCGCGTATGTTCGACACTCGTTGCATGATTTATGGTTATGAGTGGCGTCAAATGGTTGAGGAAATTGCTAGAATGTTGTAAGGAGCAGATATGGACGGTTTGGAATCGGTGTTTTTATTCCTCGATTATTTGACCGACACGAAACGAAAGCGGCATCTGGTGGGAGGCATCCTCATGAGCGTATCGCTCTTTTTCGGAGGATTGGCCTTCACCATGATGACTACCAAAGGAGAAGAAACAGATGAAAAAACTGATGCGTGATGCCCTGATGTTTGTAGGCGGGTTTGCCGCTGGTGTGGCTACGATGCATTTCCTGATGCGTGATATTTACAAGAAGCAGGCAGATGCGCTGGTTGAGGATGCCCGAAATCACTTCAAGCAGCGTGAGCAGGAAATGGACACGGCTATCGAACAGCGGGCCAATGAAAAGGCGTATGACCTTGTGAGCGGCCCTTATCGTCAGGAAGAAGATCCTGAAAAGCCGACCCATGAGCCGCTGGAAGCCATCGAAATCATTCCGAGTGATGAGTTCGGAAATGAGGATGACTATGAAACCAGCTTCCTGACCTACTATGCAGATGGTGTCATGACCTATGACAGCGATGGGAGCAGGGTAGAGGATATTGAAAAGGTGATTGGTCCCAATGCTCTGGACAATTTCGGGGCGGATGAGCCTGACCTCGTCCATGTCCGCAATCACAACTACCGGAAGGACTATGAAGTCCTGCGCGTTCGTAACAACTATGCGGACTTATATCCTGACTCCAGAGAGGAGTACGAATGATTTTTAACAACGTGACCAGTCAGTATTTTGATTGGTTACATGAAACGGTCTGCGGAAAGTGGGAGCCAAGAAATCTCTCTTTCCACAGTCTGCTCATGTTTTTGTTTCGGCAAGACTTCATTCCTTCCTGTGAGATGGATGAAAGTCGTGCTGAAGATGGGCGTGACCTGCGCTACCGGTTTGCTCAGGATAGAAACATTCCCTATGCTGCGATGAACAATGCAACGAGAGGAATGCCGTGCAGTATGTTGGAGATGATGGTGGCCCTTTCCATCCGCATTGAAGAGCATATTATGGCGGATTCTGAAGCGGGAAACCGCGTAGGACAGTGGTTCTGGAGCATGATCGTCAGCCTTGGAATGGCTGCTATGGACGATGCTCGGTTCGATGAAAGCCGCGCTCAGTTCGTTATCGACCGTTTCAATCAGAGAGCCTATCAGCCGACTGGAGCTGGTGGGCTTTTTACTTTGATAAACCCGAATGTGGATATGCGGAAGCTGGACATCTGGTATCAGCTGATGGCATATCTCAACGAGAACAATTTCTGATGGTGTATGTATCGAAAATTTGCATCCCGATGGAAGGAATAGTTGAGGAAGTTCTCCACGATTCTGTCGTTCTGATGCGAATTACAGCATGTAGGAATACCGAACACATTGGTCGGCTGATTTTGGCAGACCTTAATTATTGGAGGAAAAGTGACTATGAATAACATTTACTATGAACTCGCACAGACTCAGCTGGCACTGGATGCTGCTCAGAAAGTGATTCGTCGCCAGAAGGGTAAACTCTTCGGTAAGAACCTGCTGCTGTTGGGCACCGTTGGTCTGTTCTGGACTGCCTGCAAGATGCTGGACGAGAGCGAGAAGAAGCGCAAGGCCGAAAAGGAACGCGCTGATGCTGCCGAAGCAGAACTCGCTGAGATGAAGTACAACAAGGATGTTTGCTGCGATGGCGCGGCCAGCATCACGAAAAACGATGTCTGATACAAACCTTGTAGAAAGGAGGAAGTCAGTTACCAATGATTGATTTCCTGATGATTGCAACGCGCACGGGAAAACGCGGGGTAATCGAAATCTATCCCAAATTCATCATCAAAAAGTCGAAAGACTTGATGATTCGGGGATCTGACTTCTATGCTGTCTGGCTGGAAGAGCGAGGTTTGTGGTCTACAGACGAGCAGGATGCACTGCAGCTTATCGACCATGCGCTGGATATTTACGCAAACGAGCACAAGGAGCATCTGGACAACTACCGGGTGCTCCATATGTGGGATGCGGAATCTGGCATGATCGACAACTGGCACAAGTATTGTCAGCGTCAGATGCGGGATAACTATCACACGTTGGATGAGCAACTGATATTTGCAAACACTCCGGTCAAAAAGGAAAGCTATGCATCCAAGAGACTCGCTTATGTGCTGGAACCGGGGAACATTGATGCCTATGACGAGCTGATGCAGACGCTCTATTCTCCAGAAGAACGAGAGAAAATCGAGTGGTGCATCGGCTCTATTGTCAATGGCGATTCCAAAACCATTCAGAAGTTCATGGTTCTCTACGGTCCACCCGGCAGTGGTAAATCCACGGTGTTGAACATTATCCAGAAGCTCTTTCCTGGATATTATGCAGCGTTCGATTCCCAAGCGCTGGGCTCTGCATCAAATGCGTTCTCGCTGGAAGCATTCAAGGCAAACCCTCTGATTGCAATTCAGCATGAAGGCAATCTGTCTAAAATCGAGGACAACACTCGTCTGAACTCGCTGGTATCTCATGAAACCATAATGGTCAATGAGAAATTCCGTAGTGCTTATGCCAATCAGTTCAAGAGCTTTCTGATTCTCGCCACAAACAAACCTGTCAAGATCACCGATGCGAAGTCCGGTTTGATTCGCCGGTTGATTGACGTGGTTCCGACTGGCGAGAAGGTTCCTCAGAAAAGATATTCTGAACTGTATGCCAAGACGGACTTCGAGCTTGGTGGTATCGCATGGCACTGCAGGGAGGTCTATGAGTCAAACAAGCATCTCTACGATGATTATATTCCGACACGGATGCTTGGCGCTTCCAACGACTTCTATAACTTCATGCTCGACCGATATTACATCTTCAAAAAAGAGGATGGCATTTCCCTGAAACGAGCATGGGCGATGTACGATGAGTACAACCAGCGAGCCAAGGTGGCCTATCCATATTCGATGCGTGCTTTCCGAGAAGAGTTAATGAACTACTTCTTGGACTACAAGGAGCGTGCCGAAGATGTGAATGGCGAACGAGTACGAAGCTACTACAGCGGATTCAAGGCAGACAAGTTCAAAGAATTTGCTGACCCTGTACCGGTTGAAACAAGTACCAAAGAAGAAGCCCCAAAGTCCTGGATTGACCTGAAACCGCAGCATTCTCTCTTTGATGATATTTGTAAGGATTGTCCTGCGCAGTATGCGAACGAAAATGGCACTCCTACGCAAAAGTGGGAGAATGTCAAAACGCTGCTCAAAGATATTCTTACCTCCAAGCTCCACTATGTCAAAGTCCCTGAAACTCACATCGTCATCGACTTTGATATTCCGGGCGATGATGGAAAGAAATGCTTTGAGCGAAATCTGGAGGCAGCGTCCAAGTGGCCTGCTACCTACGCAGAACTGAGTAAGTCTGGTGCAGGAATCCACTTGCACTATATTTACACAGGGGACGCAAGCAAACTGAGCCGCATTTATGATGAACATATTGAGATCAAGGTGTTCACCGGTAATTCTTCGCTGAGAAGAATGTTGACCAAGTGCAATGATATTCCAGTTGCCAAAATCAGCAGCGGCTTACCATTGAAGGGAGAAAAAGCAATGGTCGATGTGAAGCAGATTCAGAATGAGAAGCACCTGCGGGTACTCATTAAGAAAGCCCTCGCAAAAGAAATCAGCCCCTATACCAAACCCAGCATTGATTTTATCGCTCACATTATGGATGAAGCCTACGAAAGTGGGATTCCCTATAACGTAGACGATATGCGCAATGCAATTCTGGCATTTGCCGTGAACAGCACGAATCAAGCTGATGCCTGTTTGAAAACCACGGCGAAGATGCACTTCAAATCGAAGGAGGATGTGGCCTCTCAGGTCGATGAAGACGAGAAAGCACCCATCGTCTTCTTCGACTGCGAGGTGTTCCCGAACTTATTCTTGGTCAACTGGAAGTTCGCCGGTGAGGACAAGCCGGTAACTCGGTTGATTAACCCCAGTGCTACGGATATTGAAAAGCTGACGCAGTATCGTCTGATTGGCTTTAATAACCGTAAGTACGATAACCACATGCTTTGGGCCTGTATGCTCGGCTGGAATACGGAACAGCTCTACGCACTGTCGAACCGCATTATTAACGACCATGCAGGCTTCTTTGGGGAAGCCTATAACTTGTCCTACACGGATATTTATGACTTCTCCTCGAAGAAACAGAGCCTGAAGAAATTCGAGATCGAGTTGGGCATCCATCATCAGGAGCTTGGCTTGCCTTGGAACCAGCCGGTGCCGGAAGAGAAATGGGAACAGGTTGCAGAATACTGTGACAATGACGTTATCGCCACTGAAGCGGTGTTCAACTCCAAAGACCGTAAGGCTGACTTCGTTGCACGTGAGATTCTGGCAGATGTTGCTGGGATGACCGTCAACGACACTACCAACAGCCTGACCACGCGCATTATTTTCGGAAAGGAAAAGCACCCTCAGCTGGTCTATACTGATTTGGCTACGGGTAAGTCCGATTCTGTAGTGGAAGTTGATCCTGATATTCTGACCGACAAGAACATCATCAACGCTTTTCCCGGTTATGAGTGTGTGCTCGGTGAGGATGGCCGGATGCACAACATGTTCCGTGATACAGACTTGGGCTTTGGTGGCTATGTCTACGCTGAACCCGGTATGTACTGGAACGTGGCACTGCTGGACGTTGCATCCCTGCATCCGCACTCGGCCGTCGCTTTGAACTACTTTGGTGACTACACCAAGAACTTCAATGACCTGATGGATGTACGTATCTATGTGAAACATGGTGAGTATGACAAGGCCAAGAAGCTCTTTGGCGGTAAGTTGGCTAAGTATCTGGATGACCCTGCGCAGGCAAAAGCTTTGGCACAGGCTCTGAAAATCGCCATCAACTCGGTTTACGGTCTGACCAGTGCGACTTTCGATAATCCCTTCAGAAACCCCAAGAACGCCAACAACATCGTGGCGCTTCGCGGGGCTTTATTTATGCGCACCCTTCAAGATGAGGTTGCAAGCCGTGGCTTCACGGTGGCGCACATCAAGACGGATTCTATCAAGATTCCGGATGCTACGCCTGAAATCATCGACTTCTGCATGAAGTTTGCCGAGCAGTATGGCTACACGTTTGAGCACGAGGCTACATACGAGAAAATGTGCCTGGTGAACAACGCAGTTTATATTGCGAAGTACCAAGATGCAGATACGGCGAAGGCCCAGTACGGCTATATTCCTGAGAAGAACGAGAAGAAGGGCGGTCAGTGGACTGCTACAGGTACACAGTTTCAGGTGCCCTATGTATTCAAGACGCTCTTCTCCCACGAAGATATTGTGTTCAATGACCTTTGTGAAACCAAGTCGGTATCTAAGGGTGCAATCTACCTCGATAAAAATGAGGCTTTGCCCGAAGACGAGCACAATTATATTTTCGTGGGGCGCGTTGGCCAGTTCTGCCCCATCAAACCCGGATGTGGCGGAGCACTGCTGATGCGAGAAGCGGGCGTCCGAGATGACGGTGTGACGAAGTACAATTCGGTCACTGGAGCCAAAGACTACCGCTGGTTGGAAAGTGAGATGGTCTACAACCTTCATCTGGAGGACAGCATTGACCGCTCTTATTTTGACAAGATGGTTGATGAGGCGGCGGACACTATTGCTCAATACGGCGACCTGGAATGGTTCGTATCGGACGATGGTGGAATGCCGCCTTGGCAGAAGCCTGATATGCCCTGGAGTGATATTCAGGACGAAGCTGCAAGAAATTATGAGGTGAGATAAATAATGGACCCCATTGTAAGAGCAATGCGTGAGCAGTTTTATACTGACATGAATCGTAGATTAGAGCTTCCGCAGACTGATTATTCTCGTCAGTCCACGGAGCGTGCCAAGAAGAATGATATTGTGCTGTTTGGTATGTGCCGCGTCAGCATCCGCAAGGTCATCTTCAACGACCCCGCAACGGTCGTTCTGTGGTCGGATGGCACGAAGACCGTGGTAAAGTGCGGCCCGGAAGATACTTTCGACATGGAAAAGGGACTTGCTATGGCCATTGTCAAGAAGATGGCAGGCAACGATAACCGGTTCCATAAGGTTTTCAAGCAGTACTCTAAGAAGAAAAAGAAGGAAGCTGGTTCTATTGGTTCGATTACGAGCATGATGGCTGACCTGAAGCAGGCTGCGGCAATCGCAACCATGACCGTGCATGAACTCGCTCACATGGCTGCCGGTAAAGCTGAGCGGGGTGAATGAGCGTGAAGTGCCCCTTTCAGAAATATGAGAGTGAATATTCATCGCATGAAAAAGGTCAGTTCATGGATTGTTATGAGGAAAACTGCATGGCATACCGCCCAAAGAAAGAGCTGGCCGGTGGAGCGACACTCGAGGCTGGCTGTCGGCTCGTTGACGAATATGTTGAGCACTCTACGCCGTTCAATAACTACAACACATTATAAATAAGGAGTTTCTATCATGAAAGCAAAGGTAAATATCGACAATACGAGATTCATTTTCGACACCAACTTCTCTGGCGACCCGAACCGTAACCGCTATGGCTCTTCCCGGCGGCGCGTCAACGTGGTGGTTCCTACGCAGGAGCAGGCCCAGCAGCTCATTGACATGGGTGTGAACGTCAAGCAGACCAAGCCGAACCCCAACTACACCTACGATGAGCCGTTCATCCCGACCTTTTACGTTCCGGTGACCGTCAATATGGACTCCAAGTGGCCTCCGCAGGTGTTCTGGATCACCACTACCGGCCGCAAGGTTCCCTGCAATGCTGAGAACATCAGCCAGCTGGACTACATTCGTGTGAAGAACGTGAACCTGCAGGCCAACTTGTACGAGAACCGGAATAACCCTGGCCAGTACACGCTGTACGCGGATATTCTCTACGTGGAGCAGGATGCAGATGCTGACCCGTATGCTGCTAAGTATGAGCAGCGCGAGATGGCTGAGCCCAACGATCCGAACGACATGCCGTTCTAAGGAGGCGCACATGAAGAAACTGTTTATCAGTGTTCCTATGCGCAACCGCACGGAATACGCCATCAAAGCATCCATGGAGCAGATGCACAAGATTGCAGAGGCTGTCTTTGGCGAAGAACTGGAGGTTATCCCGACTTATTTTGAGGATGATCCTCCTGAGAATACCAACATGGCTCTTTGGTATCTCGGCGAGAGCATCAAGAAACTGTCGGAAGCAGACCGCTTCATCGGTATTTACGATGAGGACAAGAGCTATCGTGGCTGCATCATCGAGAATCTCGCTGCAAAAAACTATAGTATCCCGTCCTATCTGGTGAATGTCAGCTACGTTGCTCCTGACATCATCGAGCAGAAGCGTCGTGATGCGCGTCTCGCAAACCTCGAAATTTATTAAATGATATTTCTGAGTGCAGGAGTTAGTCTTCCGTTGAATGGACCAGCCGGTGAGTGCCCACGTCGCAAATGGCGTTCTCAGAGGCAGCAGCTCAGACTTATATTTTTAATAAAGGAGAAGAACTATGAAAGTATTGCGTATCAAACCGATGTGCCGACCGGAGGTCATCGAAATTGATGGTTCGCTAGAATCTCTGCAGAAAGAGGTTGGCGGTATGATCCAAGCAACCTACCCGTGGGATGACAAAGTAGCTCTTATTTGCAACGATGAGGGTAAACTCATGGGCTTGGAGTTTAACCGGCCGCTCTATAACGCTGATGGTCAGATGTACGACTACGTGGTTGGTACATTTCTGATTGTAGGCCTGACCGAAGATGACTTTGGTTCTCTTTCGGATGAGATGATCGAGAAATATGCTAGGATGTTTCGCCGCTGTTACTGTCTGATTGAAGACGAGGACGGTAAAAGATATTTTGTGCGTATGAAGCCGAAGCAGTAATCGCAATAATTTCGGGAGCCGTGGAGAAATCTGCGGCTCTTTTTATATGGGTCATTCGCTAGGGCGAGCATGACAGGTTCGAATCCTGTATGACCTGCAAGTGCCCGAAAATACACATTTAAGACAAAGGAGTATCGGTATGAAAAAATCTATGGAGTTCTACATGAATGCAGCAGGATGGGTTATCGGTCTGGTCGGTGCAGGTTATGCTGTCGGAGTTCACTGCAAGATGAATGCCCTTGCGAAGAAGCTGGACAGCAAAATTGACCGGCTGGCAGATGATGCCGCTATCCAGATCCCTGAGTATATCATTAAGGATGCTGTGGATAAGGCTGTCGTGAACCGGACTGACTATGCAATTCAGCTGGCAACTAGCGCGGCTATTACGGATATTCACGCAGAAACAGCCCGTCAGGTCAAGTCTGCCATCAACAAGGAGTATGTAACTCTGCAGGGTAGCGTAAAGAAAGAAATCAAGGACCAGCTCGGTCGGATTGATATTTCTGATCTGCGCGAAGAAGTAAAAGACGAGGCCAAGAATCAGCTGGCAGAGAGCATGGATGATATTCTGGATGACTTCAATGACAACCTGAAGAACGTTAAGAAAATTTACGGTTCTATTTCGGACGCTATTACCGGCAATCAGGGCGGTAAGGAAACCGTTGTGAAAATTTCCTGAGGTCACTGCTATGAAACCGAAACAGTTATGGAAAGTCTTTACTTATAAAGGCAAAGAGATATTCGCGTACACAATATTTGGCGAGGGTGCAGATGAAGAGGAGGCCACAATTGCACTATTGGCTTACGAGAACCATTGCTATCCCGAAGCTATTCATGTTCGCAAAGAAATGAGGTGATTATTCTGATGGCGGGAGTTCAGCTTTACGACTACCAGCTCGAAGCAGTCCAGAAAATGAGGCTGGGTTGTATTCTGTGCGGTGGGGTGGGAAGCGGAAAAAGCAGAACAGGTCTGGCATTTTATTACCAGATGTTCGACGGAAAGCTCAATACAGAAGAGTATGTTCCGATGGTTGAGCCTGAAGACCTTTATATTATCACAACAGCACGGAAGCGTGACACAGGGGAGTGGGACGAAGAACTCGCTCCTTTTTTCATGTCTACCGATGAGAGCCTCGACCTTTACCATCACAAGGTCGTGATTGATTCTTGGAATAACATCGGCAAGTATGTTGGCGTCAAACGCGCGTTCTTCATGTTTGACGAGCAGCGTGTGGTGGGTAACGGTTCTTGGGTGAAAGATTTCTTACGCATTACAAAGGAAAACGACTGGATTCTGCTGAGTGCCACGCCTGGTGACTGTTGGACGGATTATATTCCGGTCTTCATCGCCAACGGGTTTTATCGGAACCGAACAGAGTTCAATACACAACATGTGGTGTACAGCCGGTTCTCAAAATACCCCAAGATTGACAGATATTTGAACACCGGCAGGTTGGTACGCCTACGGGAACGGATTCTGGTCGATATGGACTTTGAGCGGAAGACGATACCCCATCACGAGAACATCTATGTAGGGTTTGACCAGCGCAAGTACAAAGATATTTGTATGAGCCGGTGGAATCCATGGGAAGGGCGACCTATTGAAACGGCCAGTGAGTTCTGTTCGAGTCTGCGAAGAGTGGTCAATGAAGATGAATCCAGACAACAGGAAGTGCTTGATATTTGTATGACCCATCCGAGGGTTATCATTTTCTACAACTTCGACTATGAGCTGGATATTCTCATGAACCTGCCATATGGTGCAGGCGTAGAAGTAGCACAGTGGAATGGACACAAGCATCAACCGATACCGGAAGGGAACCAGTGGGTATATTTGGTTCAATACAATGCAGGGGCAGAAGGTTGGAACTGCATAAAAACAGACACCATTATATTTTACTCTCAGAACTACTCCTATAAGGTCATGGAGCAGGCTTCTGGGCGCATTGATCGGTTGAATACGCCTTACAAGGATCTTTGGTTCTACCATCTGAAGAGCCGGAGTGGTATCGATGTGGCCATTTCCAGAGCGTTGATGCAAAAGAAACAATTCAACGAAAGGAAATTCTATGGAGTGTGATATTTGGGATTCCTTGAGGCTTACTGCGACGACTTGTGAGGAAATCGCAGATGTCTTAAATGCGATTGCAGAATGCTTCGAGAAAGTAACGGCTTGTCTCATGGACTTGATTGAAGAAATTAAGAGACAGCCATTGAAGATAATTCTGCAGAAGCTGCGCCCTGACTACAAGGACAAATGCAAAATCCGGTGGCTAGATATTCCAAACAAGGTTATGCAGGGGAGAATCAGGAGGTTCTGCTGATGGGAAATATCTCACGAAAAAGCAAGAAGAAACTTATTCAGAAGATGAAGGCGACTTATCATGAAATTCAACTTATGAAAATCATGTATACCGAAGAAGCATTGCCTCGCTACAAAGTTCCCACAAAATTGTATTACCACAACGATGGACGAGATAAGTACCCACATATTGCAATGTTCTTTGGAAAAAAGAACCATCCGCGAGATATTGTTGAGGTTTATCAGCATCATGTGAATCTCATTAAGTAAGAAAGGATTGATATTTTATGATTAAAGATTCTGGAGAGCGCACTGAGTTTGAAACTGGTGCCAAGCGTGATATGCACGCAGGGAAGGGGCGGATGGATCTTCTGCCTTGGTATGGCATCATGGAGGTCAGCAAGCACTGTGAGGAAGGTGCCCTGAAGTACGGCGAGCACAATGTGGACAAGGGTATCCCGCTACATTCGCTGTTGGACAGTGCTTCTCGGCATCTGGCAAAGTACATGGTCGGTATGGACGATGAGGACCACTTGCGCGCTGCCTGCTGGAACCTGCTCTGGGCACTGAACCAGCGGGTGACGCACCCGGAGTTGGATGACCGATGGACGGAAGCACCCAAGGATGATGCCGTTGTGCCAGACACAAAAGAGAAAAAGCCCAAAGAGGTGCCGCTGGTAACGCTTGTTTGCCAGAACTGCGGTGTTCATTTTGCCCTGAAGAAGGCCGATTGGGATAAGCTTATGAACAGCACGCTTGGCTTTGCGATGACCGAGTGTCCGCATTGCAAGCAGGCTGCAATCATTCGGGAGGTAAAATCCGATGAATGACTGGATGCGCGAAGTGGACTATGCGACCTACTGCCCGAAGTGCAAGAACTTCAAGGTACTGGAGACGGATGAGCCCTGCAATGAGTGCCTGACGGAGTGTGCGCGGGAGGGCAGCAAGAAGCCTGTGAAGTTTGAGGAGAAGACGCGAAAATAACGGGCTGCTTTATGGAGGTGATTAGTTATGTCTGATGAAAAGTGGAAGCATATACAATGGAAACGTGATGGAAGTGATAATGCACTAATACGAGAATTCCTCGCAGACCCAGATAATATTGGGAATTGCAAGGAGTGTCCGTATAAGATGGAACATCCACATCATGACGCGCTGCCTTGTGGGCAATACCACTGTTGGGTAGAATTATCATGCTAATGGAAGAGGAGCCGTGGAGAAATCTGCGGCTCTTTATTTTTATCATTGAAGGGAGAAGTTTGTATGCAACGCAAGAACATTAAATGTTGCCATTGTGGAGACTATACACCGTTCATCACAGAAGAGAACATCGAAGTTATTCCTCGAGTTAATCTCACAAGAACCGATATGGATAGTTTGGGTGATATCGCCGAGGCATTGGCGGAATGCGGCTGCTTAGGTACGTGTGACTTCTTATGCCGGGTTCAGAGTGAACTGACCAAAATCATAGAGTATCAGGAGGAACGGTGAACGCTAAATGATATTTACTGAAGAGGATTTGAACTCTCTGAATGCTATTGCTGGACTATTGGCGTCATTCGGGTGTGATAGTCAGGCTGGCTGTGTGCTTTATATTCAGCATAAAATCGCAAAGACCATGGAGGCTGACGAAAGGAAATGCAGAAATGAGAAACATGTCTAAGAAAACCTGGAAACTCCGGGTTTGGAATCGCATGACGGAAATTCAAAAGCTGGATTATCTTCTTGCGAAAGCAGGCATTACGCATGAGATCGAAAGAAGATTTCCTGAGAACGATAAATACCGGCCTGAAGTTTATGGCCCCGGAGCCTCACATGACGGTGGCTACCAGATTACGGTTAGAAACGAATCTGGCAAGTACCTGTGGGATGCTGTCTGTGGTTGGTGTACTTACGGTTTTCCTGATTTGCTCGAAGTATGTGGGGATGTGCTCATTGGCCATGATGATGTTGAAGGCTGGCTTACTGCTCGTCAGATTATGAAGATGTGGAGGTGCAGAAAATATGCTGCGAAAAATCGCTGAATTTATCAAAAAGATATTCTCCATCGAGCCGATCCCCACGACAGTCAACACGCTGCGGGAGGCTTTGCGTGACCTTGAGGTGGCTCGGAACCACTTTGAAAACTGTGACCCGGAGTTCGTCACAGCAGCCATCTTTGAGCTGAACGCGGCGGAGTGCCGGGTGAATGCTGCGAGGAGGTGTGTGGGATGACAACATTCTATTTTTCAGCCTACAAATGCAGTTTGTGTGGGGAAAAATTCAATGATGGTTTATGCTATGTGGGGTTAGGAGATGCCCTAAATCATGTACCTGAATTGGAAAAATATAAACCGGTTCATCACTGCGAACATGGGAATATCGGCTTTGGAGACTTTGCGGGCTTTGAAAGGGTTGATGGAAATGAATGATATTTGGACGAAGATCGGAGTGTTCCTCGGCCATATGCTGGCTATGACCATAGTTATCTGCGCGTGGCTGATCATCGTTGTGGTTACGCTGAAGGTGATTTGGTTTACGCTGTTTCGGGTTTTGCTGTGAGGTATGAAAGATGGGAGATTTATTATGAGATGCTGCCCTGTATGCTATGCAAAAGTAAAGCCTATCGTGTATGGTACAAAAATGACTGGCACAAAACTTGAGATTAAATATGTGATTCGATGCCAACGATGCAAATTCGGAAGCGATAACGTAGGCAGTGTTATCTTGGACTATGACGAAGAAACAATGAGTCCGATAGCAGATGATAGTGGATTACGGAGCATTATTAGAAAATGGGACTCTATTTTGCGAGATCCCGAGACAGAAAGGATAGCCAACATATGAAACATACATTCATATTTACCTGCACGGACAATGGCGGCTATCAGAGTTTTGAGGTCAGGGCTACTGACAAGCAGGAAGCTATCGAAAAGGGTATGAAGACCGCGAAGAAGTTCGCTTGCGGAGATATCTGCGGCGACTGGGAGTGTAAGTTGAAGCGGGAGGTTGGTTTATGAACGAGGACTTTGGAGCAATTACCATTCTTGCTCCAAAATGCCAGAAGTGTCCCAAAATGAAATCCTGCGACCATAAACAAATGGCTCATCTCGGGTATATAATTCCGCAAAGGGGCAATGGAAAGAGCCTCAGTCAGCTCGAAATGGTGGATTCACTGATGAAAAGGAGATTTAATTATGAAAATCGTTGAACCTAAGTACGAAATCCTCACTGATATTTCTGAGGGTGGCATTAAGGAGCTGCAGCAGATCGAGCGGGTGGCGCGGGTCTGCTACAAGAGCGAGGACAAGATCACGCCGGACGGTGAATCGGCGAAGAAGCTGGTGCGCTTTCTGGTGAAACAGGAGCATGAGGCGATGCTGGAGCATTCTCAGCTGAGCGTGCTCTTCACGTGCGACCGTGGTGTGGCGAATGAACTGGTGCGGCACCGCATTGCATCCTTTGCGCAGGAGAGCACCAGGTACTGCAACTACTCGAAGGAGAAGTTTGGTGGGGAACTGAGCTTTATTCGGCCGTATTATATTGAGCTGACCGATGCTGACAAGAAATGTGAAAGCGCAGAATATACGCCTGGCAGCACTTGGCTTGATTCCTGCGAATCTGCGGAAATCCTTTATAAGGATATGATCGCACTCGGTATGCGTCCAGAACAGGCTCGTTGTGTGTTGCCGCTGTGCCTGAAGACTGAGATTGTGGTCACGGCCAACTACCGTGAGTGGCGCAACATCTTCAAGCTGCGTACTCCTGTGGCGGCCCATCCTCAAATGCGGGAGCTTATGTGCCCGCTGCTGCTCGAACTGCAGAAGAAGATCCCGGTGGTATTCGATGATATTTACACCTACTGGCCGAAGGATGACCAGACGCGGAAAGGAAGTATGATGAAGTAATGCGAATTGTACTGTTTATAAGCGTTATTTTGCAAGCCATTGCCATTGGGATGTCTTTTGCTGAGAGCATTGGCGAAGAGAAGCAGAGAATCATCAAATATACTGGTTGGTTCTTGCTTCTGATTTACATGATATTGGGTTGAGGTGACTAACTATGAAGAATCGTATTATTTGTGTCTTTGCATGTCTGTTGATGCTGGTGGGTTGCTTGTGCGGATGCTCTGAAGCCGACAAAGTAAATCAGAACCTCTCGAAGCAGGCTGACTACTTTGAGTCAGAGCGGCGAATCACTGTCTACAACGCTCGCACGGACAAAGTTGTTCTTGAGATGGAAGGTGCTATGTCTATCTCGAATAACAACCACAGTGAACTGGTGTGCACCGTGAAGACCGGACCGAACGAATATAAGAAAAACTACATCTACTTGAATGGGTATACCATGTACATCGTTGAGGATATCACCGGCACACATACCGATCCGTACCACTACAAGCTCTATTTTCATACGGATATTCTGCCGGATGTGGAGGTGCGGTCATGATGATTGGCGAGGCTGATGCTGCTAATATTTTGGCAGGACGCTATGTCGACGGGAGTTGGTCATATTCTCAGTCACTAATCTTTGCGAGAAATGACGGTGTATCAAAAGCTGCTTTGGATAGGGCAATTATTCAGTGGCGTAAGACTCTTGGCGAGACTGAGTATATCAAAAACGACATCCAAGAAGGATTGGAAGTGCCCACATGGTGAGATTTCTGCTTGCCGCTTTGATGTGCTGCCTGTACGCGCACGCATTTATGAGTGGCTTTAAGATTGGCGTCCGCACTAGACGAGAGGGTAAAATCGTGCATGTGACTGTGCCTGGGAAAGATATTCTGAAATGTCTGCTTGCCCTCGGTTGTGCCGTGACTGTAGCGTTTACTGTACGGCTTTGAGGAGGTGAGAAAATCTGACTACCTATGAATATGTAGAGAATATTGGAGTGCCTGTTTGGATGAGCGGGTTCGATGCTCTTATTGACGCTATTGATATTCTCAAAAGCGCTCTGCAGAGCAACGAATCGCCAACCATTGTGGATATTAACCGAAAGCTGTGCTTGAAGTATCACACGAGCACGATTGCGATGGACAGGCTCCTTCGTCGGGCGGTGGATTATGCTGTGGTTCGGAAGCAGACGCATGGGCCGCTTTATTACAAGGTGCTGGGCGATACTCCTCGGCAGGCGATGCCGTTGAAACAGTTTCTGTATATCTCTGCACGATATTTGATGCGGGAGGAGGCGCAATAAGCGATGTGTGATATTTGTGGTATTGACAAAAAGAGCATTGATGACGGTAAGGTCTGGGTGCGCATTCGTGGTACTAATCCGACCGTTCAGAAACCTGTGAGCGAAATCCAGTATGATACGATGATCCCTGCTGTGATTTTTCGGTACAAAGGAGAACGCTGCAGACGGATAGTGGCCATCATCAATCTTGACATCATGATTAAGGACTGATATTCTTGGAACAGAAAGGGTGTGCTCTGGATGGGATTTTCTAAGGACTTGAAGGAAATTATCATGATGCGCATGGCATTGAAAGAGAAGAAACGGCAGGAAGAGGAAGCTGAGCGGCGGTGGGCTGCATTTATTAGTGTACTGTTCTTCGCTGCCATCATGGTGTGCTTCTTTATCATGATGTTGTTTGAAAATTTAGGCATTATCCGCTGAGAAGGGGAGGCTCTGAAGCAAATTTCAGGGCCTTTTCTTTTTGATGTCAAGATTTGTCAATAATTGTCACGGTGTGAATTTTTGGCCATTTTTTCTCGCGGAATTTCTGTCAATAGTTGTCAATGTGCGAAAAAACGGTGATTTATGGCCAAAAACCCACTTTATGGCCAAAAATTTTTGCAAAAATGGCCACGATATTTTACGCAGTTACGTTAAAAATATGCAGTTTGGCCAAAAACCCACTTTTTTTCTTAATTTGATAAAAAAATTAAAAAATTTATATATAGTAGTTGGAAATAAAAATGGGTTTTTGGCCACAGCGAGTTTTCTGCTCGAATTGGCCAAGAGGGCCGCCCACTTTCACCTTGTAAAAGAACATCAAAAACTATATAATTGATTTATGAGGTGTAAGCTATGAAAAAGCGCGAAATTCCGTTTATGGCCCAGTATGAGAACGAGTTTGGTTATCACGAGTGGACTACGCTGGACAGCGCGAACAATCTGGTGCGCTGCTACTACAACGGCGATACAGAGCTTCATGTGAAAGAACCCTGGTGCGAATGTGGCATCAGGATGAGAAAGATGCGGAACCAGGAAAAGTGGCGTTGCCCGATTTGCGGCAAGGTCTATGATATTTCCGACATTGATTGGCCGATGCCCTATTGGGATGACGAGGCTGGTCTGAAGAATGACTATGGCGAATACATGTACCCGGATGCTGAGAAGCGTGCAGGTCCTCCTGAAGTGTATGAGGATGCACCCTTTACATGGTATCTCTAAGGTGAATGTTTAAGGATTGTCACGTTTGTGGCAGTCCTTATATTTTTACCAAACCTTGACACGTATTACCAAAAATCCCCGCGTAAATTTCTTGCTCTTTTATGGGAGGAACAGTGTGCGTAAAAACATGCTGTTCCTCTTTTATTTTTGGAGGTTTGTATGCTAGAGAACAAATTCAAAACAGGATTGGTGAAAGACCTGAAAAAACGCTTTCCCGGCTGTATGGTTGTTCATCTCGACCCGAATGAGATTCAGGGGATTCCTGATCTCTTGGTTTTATATCGAGATAGATGGGCAGCGCTCGAAGGAAAGAAAACAGGGAAGGCATCGCATCGTCCGAATCAAGACTACTATGTAGCCAAGATGAACGAGATGAGCTATGCCTCTTTTATTTATCCTGAGAACAAGGAGGAGATACTGGATGAAATGGAACGATCATTCGCGACTGCAAGGCCAGCACGCCTTTCTGGGAGCGAGTAAGTATCACTGGCTCAACTATGACACTGCCCGGATTGCAGAAGCCTATGTGAACTTTCAGGCAAAAGAGAGAGGAACGCGCCTCCATGCGTATGCTGCAGAAAGCATTGCGCTTGGGCAGAAGCTTCCTCGGAGTAAGAAGACGCTCAACTCTTATGTCAATGATGCCATCGGTTTTCAAATGTCCCCTGAAGTGGTTCTTTATTATTCGGAGAACTGCTATGGTACGGCAGATGCAATCCATTTTGCAAACAACTTCCTGCGCATCCATGATTTGAAGACTGGTCTGGTACCGGCACACATGGAACAGCTCTTCATCTACGATGCACTTTTCTGCCTGGAGTATGGCATCAAGCCTCGTGATATTCAGATCGAAAACCGTATCTATCAGAACGATGATATTTGGATCATGAATCCGACCTATGAGGATATCGACCCCATCGCGGCCAAAATCATCGAGTTCGATAAGATTATCACCGAACTGAAGTTAGGAGCTACAGCATGAATCCGGTAGAAAGAGATATTCGAGGATATTTTGGAATCGCATCCGAAGAGAATATCCTGGAACATTACGGAACCAAACGGCATTCGGGAAGATATCCGTGGGGTTCCGGTGAAAATCCGTACCAGCATTCGGGTGACTTTCTTTCCCGCGTCGAAGAACTGAAGAAAGGCGGCATGAAGGAGAAAGATATTCTCCAGACCATCAACGATTCTCTTCCTGAAGAATATAAGATGGGCGCTACCGAGTTCCGTATGGCCCAGCGCAGAGCTATCCATGAGCGTCAGCAGCTCAAATATGACCGTGCACGCGCATTGGCACAGGATGGTCTTGGCCCCACTGAAATCGGTCGTGAGATGGGCCTTTCTGAATCCACAGTTCGTTCGATGCTGAAGAACGACAAGCCGGATAAATATACCCGAACGCAGGAAATCGCCGAAACGCTGCGGAAAGAAGTCGATAAAAAGGGCATGATTGATGTTTCAGAAGGCACCAATCTTGTTCTTGGTGTTTCTGAAGGTGATCTGGACGATGCTGTTTTTATTTTGGAAGCAGAGCATGGATATCAGCGGTATGGCGTGGGTATCCGTCAGCCGACAAATATTAACCAGCAGACCAACATCACCGTTCTGGCAAAGCCGGAATACGACCAGAAATATGCATATCAGCATCAGAACGAAATCCAGTCCCTTGGCGAATACCATTCTGAAGATGGCGGCGAAACGTTCAAGAAGCTTCAGCGCCCCAGCAGCATGAGTTCTGACCGTGTTTGTATTCGGTATGGCGATGAAGGTGGCCTGGACAAGGATGGTGTTATCGAGATTCGGAGAGGGGTTGCTGACCTGAACCTCGGAAAATCGCATTATGCGCAGGTTCGTATCATGGTGGATGACAGTCATTACCTGAAAGGCATGGCGGTATATTCTGACGATATTCCTGAAGGCTATGATGTGGTGTTCAACACCAATAAGAAATCCGGCACTCCGAAAATGAAGGTTCTGAAACCCATTAAGGATGACCCGGACAACCCGTTTGGTGCAGCCATCAAGGCAAATGGCCAGAGCACTTATATTGGTGAGGACGGAAAAGAACATCTGTCGCCCATCAATAAGCTGAAAGAGGAAGGCGACTGGGACACTATGGCGAAGAATCTTTCTTCCCAGTTCTTGTCCAAACAGCCTATTAAATTGCTGAAACAGCAGTTAGACCTTACTGTTGCTGATCGCAAGGCAGAATATGATGAAATCATGCAGTACGATAATCCGACGATTCGGAAAAAGCTGCTGATGGATTTTGCTGATACCTGCGAAGGCAACTCGATGACCCTGAAAGCATCTTCTTTCCCCGGTCAGGCGACAAAGGTTATTTTACCACTGTCCAAAATCGGAGAAAGAGAGTGCTACTGTCCTACATATCCTGACGGAACCCAACTTGCATTGGTTCGTTTTCCTCATGCAGGTACCTTTGAAATTCCTATCGTGACCGTCAACAATAAGAATTTGTCCGGCCGCAGAAATCTCGGTGCTGTGCAAGACGCAATCGGCATCAATGCGAAGGTGGCAGAGCGTCTGTCGGGTGCTGACTTCGATGGCGATACTGTGGTAGCCATCCCGATGTCGAGCAAAGTCCAAATCAAATCCACCCCTGCTCTGAAGGATTTGAAGGACTTCGACCCCAAGACTGCGTATGCAGTGCCAGAAGGAAATCCGAATGGTGTACGCCTCATGAAAAAAGAGGAAAAGCAGAAAGAGATGGGGATTATTTCCAATCTTATTACTGACATGACTCTTCGTGGTGCACCCGAAAGCGATATTGCTCGTGCTGTCAAGCATTCCATGGTCGTTATTGATGCTGAGAAGCACAAACTGGATTATAAGCGTTCCGAACGTGAAAATGGTATCCAGGAGCTGAAGCAAAAATGGCAGATTCGGGTGCAGGAAGATGGCACTGAAAAATATGGCGGTGCATCCACCCTCCTGTCCAGACGGAAACAGACCGTCCGGGTACCTGAGCGCAAAGGAAGCCCTCATATCGACAAGGAAACTGGTGAGAAGGTTTACAAAGAGTCTGGCCGCACTTATGTTGACCCGAAGACAGGCAAGAGGGTACAGGCCATGACCGAAGTGAGCCTTATTTCCATGACCCCTGATGCACGAACCTTATCTTCCGGTACGGTCCAGGAGAACCTTTATGCTGATTTCTCGAATGAACTGAAGGCTCTGGCCAATCAGGCACGAAGAGAAGCCGCAAATATGAAGGGTATCCAGAAAAGCCCGGATGCAGCCGAAAAATATAGAGCAGAAGTTGAGTCCATCAATGCCAAGCTTAATGCAGTTATTGGCAACAAGCCGAAAGAACGGCGTGCTACTATTATTGCAAACGAGAATATTAAGGCCAAAGTACAGGCGCAGGGCTTGGACTACAAGAAAGATAAGAAAGAAATCAAGAAAATCGCGGCTGTTGAGATGCAGCGTGCACGTGATTCTGTCGGCGCAAGCGGCAGTAAGACAAAGATTACGTTCACAGATCGTGAATGGGAAGCAGTTCAGGCTGGCGCAATCTCTGATTCAAAGTTAATGAAGATTCTGAACTCGTCGAAGTCGGATGAGATTGTCAAGCGAGCGATGCCGAAGGCGAGTGCAACCCTGTCTTCTGCCAAACTGGGCAAAGCGCAGGCAATGCTGGCCAATGGCTATAGCTATGCAGAGATTGCAAAGGCTTGTGGCGTTCCTGAATCCACGATTTACGACAATCTTAACAAGTAAGAAAGGCTTTGAACTATGATTCGATGCTTTTTAACCACTGTTGATAACCCCTATAGTCCGTATGACCAGTTTGAGGACTGGTACCGGTTTGATACGGACAAGGGCTATAATTCGTCTGGACTGCTGATGCGGATGGCTTATACCTCTGACCAGCTCACGGATGCAGAAAATGCGTATGAAATTGAGCAGGCTATCGACCAGATCGTGGCCAATGACCCGCTCAATATCTACAAAAAGCTTAAACTCGAAATCAAAGACGATGCTCCCGGAGAGCAAACAGCGTAAAAGGGGTATAGGGGGTGCTTGAAAAATACACCCCCTCCCCAAATCGCGCCGGTCTTTGATTTTTCCCCGGAGGGAAAATTGAGAATTGGGTTTTAACTACTGCCGAGGTTTCAGGGTGTAGACTGTGCCTCGGTGGTTTTTGTAAGAGCTTATGGGAGGGTGCTCTCTTCAAACAACCTCCATTTGTCGTTTGTTCATTTTTCTTCTCCTTTCAAATGATTAGAAAGACACCACGACCGGCTCCCATAAACTCTTACAAAAGCCATTGAAAAGTGTGGGAAACAGGCAAGATTCTAGTACAAACCAAATCAAAACAGAATAGAAGGATGACAAAAATGAGGACAAAGAAAGCTGCTTCTGAAGACGTGGCTCCCATGCGGCCAACATTGTCCCCAGAAGTACGAGAAAACCAGATGATTTCCCTGGCAATGGATCTGGTGGAGAAGCGATTGCGTGAAGGAACGGCATCTTCGGCTGAAACGACCCATTTTCTGAAACTGGCCACAGTCAAGTCAGAACTGGAAAAGAAAAAGCTGGAAGCAGAGAACACCCTCCTTCATGCAAAAGCAGATGCCATTCAGGCAGCCAAGGATAACGCCCTTCTTTATAAGGAGGCTATCAAAGCAATGCGTGAATACGGCGGAGTGGAAGGTGAGGAAGACAGCAATGATTGGACTTGATAAAATCTGCTTCTGGCTGATGGCGGCGATGCCGTGGATCATGCTTGCATGCTTGTTCACAGACCGAGAACGACCGACAAGCAAACGGTACTGGTGGTATTTGCCTCCTAGTATTCTGTCACTTTTGACGGCAATCGCGGTCGGGCTTCCACAAATTGTTGATAATTGGATTGGCAGATTCGGATGTTGGTGTACGCTGATTTTTACATTTGTATGCGCTTACCATGACGAAATGGAAGGTCTTGAGAATCTGCATGGTAAGCTGATTTGCCTCTCTATGATCTGTACGGCAGTTGCCATGATCTGCTGGTGCGTGGGGTACTGAGCATATGCCCAGGAAGACATACTCTGAGCTCTGCCAGTATGCGACCTTTGAAGACCGGTTCCATTATTTGCAACTGCATGGTGCTGTTGGGCATGATACATTTGGATTTGACCGGTATCTGAACCAAGATTTTTACCAGTCCAGAGAATGGCGGATGTTCCGTGACAAAATTATTGTTCGGGACATGGGATGCGACCTTGGCGTTCCTAACCATGAGATTACGGACTGGGTTGTCCGAGACGGAAAGCCTATCAGACCACGTATCATTATTCACCATATAAACCCTATTACAAAAGAAGACGTACTGGAGCACCGAGAGTGCTTACTTGACCCCAACAATGTTATTTGCGTATCCGACCGGACACACAAGGCTATCCATTATGGGGATGACAGCATTCTGGAACCAGTATTCACAGAACGAAGACCGGGCGATACCTGCCCATGGAGGAAATGACATGAATAACGAAGCAATGATGAACCGCGCAAAGCAGCTGGTGGTGGACTACTTCAACGCCCATGTGGACGTGACCGACGGCAAGAAGCTGACGATGGAGGATGTGTTCATCGTATGGTTCAGCAAAACCTTGCAGAACTGGAAGGCGCTTGTTAGCACCACCGTATCCGACGGCATGTACTATGAGCTCACCCACAATGGCGACAAGGGCGAGACCTATGTAGACGTTTACAAGAAGTGGGACAACAAGTGCGTCCCGGACTAAGGAGCAACCATGGACAGCATTCTCACTTCCGTAAAAAAACTGCTGGGTCTGCCTGCGGACTATGAGGCGTTCGACCCGGACATTATCATGTACATCAACACCGTGCTGATGATCCTTTCCCAGATGGGTGTAGGGCCGAAAGAGGGCTTTTTTATCTCCGACAAAAGCGCTACTTGGAACCAGTTCATTGCTGACCCGGTGAAGGTGGAAGCAGTGAAAGCCTATGTGGCGGTCAAGGTACGGCTACTGGGTTTTGATGTACCCCAGAGCAGTGTGACCAAAGAGGCTCTGCAGAATACCGCATCCGAAATGGAGTGGCGGCTGAATGTGGAGCACGATCACCCGGAAGAGTAAAGCGCTTACCTTATTATAATAGGAGGCCAGAAGATGGCACTTTCAAACACGGCCACGCCGATTTACTATGGCCGGTTTCGAGAGGCCGTAATTCGGGGTGAAATTCCGGTATGCCGAGAAGTCTCTATGGAGATGAACCGGATTGATGACCTGATTGCAAACCCGGGCATCTACTATGACGATAAGGCAGTTGAAGGTTTTGTCAAGTTCTGCGAGAACGAGCTGACCCTTACCGATGGCGGAGATCTGAAACTGCTGGATTCCTTCAAGCTTTGGGCAGAAGAGATATTTGGCTGGTACTACTTTGTAGACCGCAGTATCTACGTGCCCAATCCTGGAGGGCATGGCGGTCACTACGAGCGAAAGCGTATCAAGAAACGGCTTATCACGAAGCAGTATCTTATCATTCCTCGCGGTGCCGCCAAGACCATGTACGACGCATTCATTCAGAGCTACTTTCTGACCGTGGATGTATCAACTACCCAGCAATGCACTACCGCGCCCACCATGAAACAAGCAGAAGAGGTCCTTTCACCGATCCGTACAGCACTGGCTCGGTCGAAGGGACCTCTTTTGAAGTTCATGACGGAGGGCAGTTTACAGAACACGACTGGCGCAAAAGCAGACCGTGTGAAACTGGCATCGACCAAGAAGGGCATCGAGAACTTCCTGACAAACAGTCTGCTGGAAGTACGCCCGATGACTATTGACAAGCTGCAGGGGCGAAGAGACCGTGTGGCTACTGTTGACGAATGGTTGAGTTGCGACATCCGAGAAGATCCCATCAGTGCACTCGAACAGGGTGCGTCGAAGAACGAGGACTACCTGATTGTAGCTACCAGTTCAGAAGGCACCGTCCGTAATGGTTGTGGTGATACAATCAAAATGGAGTTAATGGACATCCTGAAAGGGGAGTACATCAACCCCCATGTGTCCATCTGGTACTACAAGTTGGATTCCATCGATGAAGTTACAAACCCCGATATGTGGCTGAAGGCAAACCCGAATCTGGGACAGACTGTCAGCTACGAAACGTATCAGCTGGATGTAGAACGCGCAGAAAAAGCGCCTGGCTCCAGAAACGACATTCTGGCCAAGCGCTTTAACATTCCTATGGAGGGGTATACCTACTTCTTTCCGTATGAGGAAACCCTGCCACATCGCCACCGAGATTACTGGCAGATGCCTTGTGCTCTCGGCGCAGACTTGTCGCAGGGTGATGACTTCTGTGCGTTTACATTTCTGTTCCCAATGGCGAACGGCTTCTTTGGCGTGAAAACCAGAGATTACATTACCTCTTATACACTGTCGAAGCTCCCACAGGCCATGCGCCAGAAGTACGACCAGTTCATGCAGGAAGGAACACTACAGGTGTTTGATGGCACAGTGCTTGACATGATGCAGGTCTATGATGACCTCGATAACTTCATTCAGCAGAACGACTATGATGTCCGGTGCTTTGGGTACGACCCTTATAATGCCAAGGACTTTGTAGAACGCTGGTGTACAGAGAATGCGCCGTTTGGTGTAGAGAAGGTCATTCAGGGCGCAAAGACCGAGAGTGTACCGTTGGGTGAACTGAAGAAGCTGAGCGAACAGCGGAAACTACTCTTTGATGAAGCTCTTATGCAATTTGCCATGGGCAACTGCATTGCTCTGGAAGACACGAACGGTAACCGCAAGCTGCTGAAGCGTCGTTCTGACCAGAAGATTGATGCAGTTGCTGCCATGATGGATGCCTACATTGCATGGAAGCTGAACCGAGAAGCTTTTGAGTAAATCAAACGACCTTCTGATAGACCTCGCCGTTCGGACGAAGGTAAAGTTCCGTAGGCGCAGAGGGTTTGTCCAGTGCATCCCTGACCAGAGCAAGAAGCGGGGACTCCGGCTGTGCATTCAGGGCGTCTAACAACTCCAGAATTTTGTGCTCGTTTGCAGATACATCTCCTTTGAGCAGACTCTTCTTCTTGCTTTCGATTTCCTTGTTGATCTTATCGGAGAAGGTTTTCAGCGCACCGATCATGCGATTCTGGCTAAGAGCAAACAAAGGTTTTGCATCGGCATTGATATTTGCAAGGTAGGACTTGTTCCAGTTTTGAGCATAGTAAGCTTCCATGATGGTGCTGATTGCGTAAAGCTGGGAAGCAAGGTCGATACCCTGTTTGTTTTGCAATACTGTTCTGGCCTGATTTTCGTTGGTTTTTGCACCAACAGAATCTTCCAGTTGCTCCGTATAGAACTCCATATCAGCTATGGCTTTGATTTTTGCGCGTTGCAGGTTGCCGATGGTAGCCATGCGTTGAGGCTCACTGAGCATAATGGTCGAGTAATTTGCAAGTGCATACTTAACGAAGGTAAGTTCGGACAGCAATTCAGTGCGTTTGGAAGCTTGAAGAAAAACCAGAAGGTCGTCCAGCTTTCGATTGACTTCTGTCAGCTTGGAGCTGATGTCAGCAAGGAAATACTGTCCGGTGGCAAAAGAAGCAACACTGAACATCTGAAATGCTGCGACTGATGCAGGATCAACTTTGTACAGAGAAGCAGTACCTGCAAAATGTCCGGTAGCATCTACCATGGTTGTGGATTGGCCACCCTGATTTAAGTTCAACAGACTCCCTTTGATGCCTTTCGGAAAACGGAGTACATACGTATTTGACATGACATCAGCCGCAGTTTGTGCCGGAATCAGTTGCAGCAGCGAATTGGTAGCAAGTCCTGCCTGCTCAGGGAACTCGACCTTTTGAAAACGGGTTGAATCATCGAAATCAGGATGGGACTCGCAAGGTGAAATCTCATAATTGAAATCTGCGGGACGCAGTTGAGAATCAGACATGGGTTCGAACCTCCTCAGCACATACAAATAATCAGATAACTCAGTATAACATGGGGAGGGGGACAATTGCAATATTTGATAGAGAGGAGGATGAATATTGTATAAGAATGACCAGATCTGGCATTGGGGCATCAAAGGTATGAAGTGGGGCGTTCGACGTTACCAGAACGAAGACGGTACGTTGACCGCAGCCGGTAAGAAGCGCTATGCAAGCGATGTTGTCGCTAATGCCAAAAAGAAGGACAATCGCCTGCCTAAAGATGGTCTGAACGACCCGAACCGCTGGGTAAAAGAGGACCGTGAGCGGACAAAGCGTGTGGTTGATTCCAGCAATCAGATGGCTGGCAATCTGAAAACACTGAACGACAAGTCTATGCGGATTCAAGCGCGCAGAACCCCCAAGATGGACTTGAGCAAAATGACTGACCAAGAGATGCGGGAACAAATCAATCGTGCCATGCTAGAAAAGCAGTATGACGATATGTTCAACCCGAAGAAGGTTTATTCCGGTCGGGAAGCAGTCAGCGATACTTTAGAGATTGCAGGAAGTGTTCTTGCCATCACGAGTTCGGCACTCGGTATTGCATTGGCCATTAAGGAGCTGAAGGGGTGAAACATTCAAAATGGAGCTGTATCACCACGGAATCAAAGGCCAGAAGTGGGGTGTAAGACGATATCAGTATGCTGATGGTACCTATACTCCGACAGGACGGAAGCGCTATGGTGTGAATCAGAACTAAAGCCGAATGGAGCGCATGGCATCCACAATGGGGATGCGTGTGAAAGATTGCCTCAACACTGCTCGAACACAGATGACAGGGCGGCAGTATGTTGACGGATACTTGAAGAAAGGAACAACTTTCTCTCGGATTCAGACTTCCAAGGATTTCGAGAACTTCGCATTCTACGCTACCTATAAGAAGGCTGACAGTGACAAGTACATGGGGCTCTTCGGAAAGAATCTGATGACACGAGCCAACTACGATGCCAAACAGGCAGAAAAGCAGGCGAATGCTTCCGGTAGCGAAGCGGATTTGGCAAGGGCTACCACACTGCGCGACAAGGCCGACAGCATGAAGGTCTATCAGCTGAAACTGGAAACAGCCAAGAAGCTGAAGGTGCCTTCTGATGAGAACGCCAGTGATATTACGGCTGGGTTGCTGAAAGAGAAAGAGTTTAAGCAGAATCTTGAAGCATCCATTACGGATTCCAAAGAGAAGATGCGCAGACCTACCCAGCAGGTACTTTTCAAACAGGCAGAGAACGCTTTGAAGAAAGACCCCACTACACTGACTGCATCCGAAAAAGTGGCCATTTATAAGGCTCTAAACCTTTCTCTGACAAATCATAACGCACAGGAAGTGGCGGCACAGAGCCGTTTCTATGCCGAGTTGAGCAAGAAAGGCTACAATGCCCTGCTGGACTATAACGACAAGGATTATTCCAGCTATCATGCAAAACGCCCGATGATCGTGTTTGATACAGATTCTGTCCGTCTGCAATCGGTGACAGAGACCAATCCGAAAGCCGTGGACAAGCTGTATATGCGCTACAATGCAGAGCGAATTGCAAAAGAAGTTGGAGCGAACACCATCGGCTACGTTTCCAAGTTGGGCAACAAGACGGTTTCGGAGTGCTCTGCTTATATGGAACGCAAGATGAATGATTATCTGAGTTAAGGAGGATAACAATGTGGCAATGGAATGATGGCACCATGGAACTCTACCACTATGGTGTTAAAGGCATGAAGTGGGGAGTGCGCAAAAAGCGTATCCTGAACGGCATCGGAACTGGCCTTAAAAAAGCGGTTATCAACAAAGCCAGAAGCAATAATGAGAAGTTTTCTGACCAGTTGGCGTATCGCACTGGCGGCAGCGATGCAGTGAAGCGCAACCAAGCAAAGCGCCAACGTATGGCTAATCAGAAAAAGTCGGTGGAATATCGAAAAGCTTCCGGGAAAAAGCGTGTTGAGATGATCATGCGCGATCTTGGAAACCAGATTCTCGAAGGTCCCAAGGATGTTCATGGCAATTCCCATAATAAGACACATGGCAATATTTAAGGAGACATTATGTGGCAGTGGACTGATGGAACCTGCGAACTTTACCGCTATGGCGTGAAAGGCATGAAGTGGGTGGTTAGAGCTTACGAAAGCGGACATTGCATCCATTAAAATCATCAAGTAACTATCATTCAAAATTGGTGCATTGGCTTAACAGCTGATGCGCTTTTTCTTTTTGGAGGAAAAATTCAAAATGGAGATGAACATTGGCTCCAGGCTGAAACACGCTTGGAACGCCTTTCTCAACCGGGACCCTCCCGGAAACAGGTATTATGGGGGCGGCTATAGTTATCGCCCTGACCGGATGCGCTTTTCCCGCGGGAGTGAGCGCACCATCATCAATTCAATCTATAACCGCATCGCTCTGGACGCGGCATCCATTACAATCAACCACGTAAAGCTCGATGAAAATAATCGGTTTGATTCGATTGTTGATTCGGGCCTTAATTATTGCCTGAATATCGAAGCCAATGCTGACCAGACGGGCCGAGGGCTGATTCAGGACATTGTGATGACTTTTCTGGAGGAAGGAGTAGCCGCAGTTGTGCCGGAGAAAACGAACTTTGACCCGCGCTACAGCAACAGCTATGAAATCTACTCCATGCGCGTTGGCGTACCTGTGGAGTGGTACCCGAACCATGTGCGTGTGCGGTTATTCAATGAGCTGACCGGACAGAAGGAGGAAATCACCTTCCCGAAGAAGATGGTAGCTCTGATTGAAAACCCATTTTACTCAGTGATGAACGCGCCGAACTCTACCATGCAGCAGTTGGTGCGAAAACTGGCTTTGTTGGATGTGGTAGATGAACAGGCTGGCAGCGGAAAACTGGACATGATCATTCAGCTACCCTATGTCATCAAAAGCCAGGCGCGTCGAGATCAGGCCGAACAGCGCAGAGTTGAAATCGAAAAGCAACTTTCCGGCTCCAAGTACGGCATTGCCTATACGGACGGCACGGAGCGAATCGTGCAGTTGAATCGAAGCCTCGAAAACAACATTCTGAAATCCATCGAATACCTGATGAACATGGTATACAGTCAGTTGGGTGTGACACAGGAGATCCTGAATGGTACTGCGGATGAGAAAACGATGAATAACTACATGAACCGCATCATTGAGCCAGTCATATCGGCAATTGCAGACGAGTTCAAGCGGAAGTTCCTGACGAAGACTGCCCGGACGCAGGGTCAGAGCATCATGTTCTTCCGTGATCCGTTCCGTCTGGCACCGGTGAGCATGATTGCAGAGATGGCAGATAAGTTTACCCGCAACGAGATCATGACCCCGAATGAGTTCCGGCAGGTGATTGGTATGAAGCCATCGAAGGACCCGAAGTCCGACCAGCTTGCAAACCGTAACATTGCCTCGGCTGATGAGGGAATGCCCATGCAGGGCGAAGAAACTTATGCTGACGAGCAGGGTTACGACTATGCAGATCAGCAGGAAGGAGTGTGAAAAATTCAAAATGGCAATCAATTTCGATTATGACTTTTCCGGTTGGGCGACCAAAGCCAACGTGAAGTGCTTTGATGGCCTGACCATTGCGCCGAATGCGTTCAAGGACTGCGATGGCAAGGTGGTTCCGGTGGTATGGAACCATGATCATAGCGCACCCGAAAGTGTTCTGGGTCATGCGCTGCTGCAGAACCGCAAGGAAGGCGTGTACGCTTACGTCAAGCTGAACGACACATCCAGCGGTCAGACTGCCAAGGCCTGCGTGGATAACGGTGACATTGACGCAATGTCCATTTACGCAAACGGCATTCAGAAAACAGGCCGAACCGTGATGCACGGTATGATCAAGGAACTGAGCTTGGTAATTGCCGGATGCAACCCCGGTGCTCTGATCGATGAAGTCGTGAAGCACAGTGCAGATGGCTCCGAAATAGACAGTTCCGAAGCCTATATTTACACCGATTCTGGTTTGAGCCTGAAGCATGGGCTGGACCCGGACGATAACCCGCTGGAGGACGAAACGTTGCAGCATTCGGATGATTCCAGCGAAACCGACAAGGACAAGCAAAGAGAAAGCAAAATGGCTGATGCCAACAAGAAGACCGTCAAGGAGGTATTTGATACCCTGACGGAGGAACAGAAGAACGTGGTTTACGCTATCATCGGCTCTATCCTGGATGAAGGCAAGGGCGGTGAGAGCGACGACAAGGGTGATGGTGAGGAGGACAATACTATGCGCCACTGCTTTGAGAACGACAACAGCGACACTGTGCTGAAGCACAGCCTGGACGACATCAACGGCATTATCGCAACTGCCAGTAAGCATGGTACTCTGCGCGATGCTTTCCTGGATGCAGGCATTACCGGCGATGAGCTGGCCCACAGCATCGAGAACATGGACTACCTGTTCCCGGATGACCACAATCTGGATACGGTACCCCGCATTGTGGACCGTGACCAGACCTGGGTTGACAAGGTTATGAACAGCGTCCATCATGTGCCGTTTGCCCGCGTCAAGGTCATGTTTGCTGACCTGACCGAGGATGAGGCTCGCGCCAAGGGCTACATCAAGGGTAACTACAAGAAGGAGCAGGTGTTCAAGCTGCTGAAGCGTTCCACCACTCCGACCACCGTTTACAAGAAGCAGCGCTTCGACCGTGACGACATTGTTGATATGTCCACCATGGATGTGGTCGGCTTTGTCAAGAAGGAGCAGCGCGGCAAGCTGAACGAGGAGCTTGGCATGGCTTTCCTGATCGGTGACGGCCGCGACGATGCCAGCGATGATAAGATCAACGAGCTGAACATCCGTCCCATCTTCAACGATGATGATTTCTACACCATCAAGGTCGTCGTTCAGCCCGGTACCAATGCAAACGAGGATGCCAAGGCCAAGGCAACCATCAAGTCCATCATCAAGGCCCGTAAGGAGTACAAAGGCTCCGGCTCTCCGACCTTCTACACCACCGATGATGTGCTGACTGATATGCTGCTGCTGGAGGACGGCATCGGCCATCCGCTGTACGCTGACGAGGCTGCTCTGGCCCGGAAGCTGCGCGTGAAGGAGATCGTTACTGTTCCTCGCATGGAAGGCCGCAAGGGTGCCAAGGGCGGCGACCTGCTGGGCATCGTGGTCAATCTGGCCGACTATACTGTGGGTGCCGATAAGGGCGGCGAGGTCAACATGTTCGATGACTTCAACATCGACTACAACCAGCTGATCTACCTGATCGAGACCCGCTGCTCCGGTGCAATGACCACCCCGTATGGCGCAATGGCCATCGAGATGGATGCCGCCAACTCTTCCAAGGCCTGATAAGGAGGTAAAACCCTATGCTGAACAAGTTCTATGAGCAGGGTAATGACCTGCATGTTGCAAACTACATGGTTTACGGCAAGACCGCAGACCACAAGCTGTACGCTGATGCGACTTTCAAGAAGACTGTGACCAAGGCTGAGATCACGGACGCCTTATGGAAGGGCCGTCTGCTCATCGTCGAGGGTGCCAACTATCTGGTGCCTGTCGCTTTCAGTGTTGTTAATGTCGTGACCATTGATACGGCATCGACTCTGAAGGCTGTGACCTGGACTGCATCTGCAGCAGATGGAGATTAAGCAGAAAATTCAAAATGGAGTGAAAGTGCAATGAGCAAGTGGTTTGGAAAGCTGGGTTTCGTGGAGACCCGGGAGACAGAGCCGAGTGTTTACTCGGAGATCGTGACAGAGCGTGACTGTTACGGCGACCTGACACGGAACACGCGCAGGCTGCAGTCCGGCGACAAGGTGAACGATGATATTTCCCTTGCGAACACGCTGAGCGTCATCGCAGACCCTTATATTCAGGAGCACTTTTGCAATCTCCGGTATGTGACGCTGTACGGCGGAAAGTGGAAGGTGACGGACGTGACGGTGGAATACCCGCGCCTGACCCTGACACTGGGAGGGCTTTACCATGGCAGCGAAGCTCAGTGACCAGCGGATGGAACTGGACAAGGTCCTGCGTGCCATCGTGAAACAGCGGTGCGGACGGGAAAACGTGTATTACCAGCCGCCCACCGGCACGAAGATGCAGTACCCCTGCATCTGCTACGAGCTGGGCAGGCTCCGGAACCTGCACGCCAACGACAAGGTGTACCGGCAGACCGTCCATTATACCATTACCGTGATCGACCCGAAACCGGACAGTGAAATGACGGCGGCCGTGAGTTTGCTTGAGAAGAGCACCCACGACCGCCATTTTGTTTCGGACAACTTATACCACGACGTATTCAGCGTGTGGTACTGACATCATTTTCAAAGGAGGAAATGACTTTATGGCAAAACTGATTTGGGATGCCGATGGCGAGCGCAAGTTTTCGATGGGCGTGGAGAAGGGCGTGCTGTACCCCAAGGCAGACAGCGGCACCGGCTATGACCAGGGCGTGGCCTGGAACGGTCTGACCGGTGTGACTGAAAGCCCCTCCGGTGCAGAACCCACCGACCTGTGGGCGGACAACAAGAAGTATGCCCGCCTGATCTCCGGTGAGGACTACGGCTTTACCGTAGAGGCCTACACCTATCCGGAGGCCTGGGAAGCCTGCGATGGCTCGGCCAGCCCGGTTGCCGGTGTGACCCTGGGCCAGCAGAGCCGCAAGGCCTTCGGCTTTTCCTGGCAGACCAAGGTGGGCAACGACCAGAATCCCGAGGCGGGCTATGTGATCCATGTGGTGTGGAACGCCACCGCCCAGCCCAGCGAGCGCACCCACGAGACCGTGAACGACAGCCCGGACGCCGAGACCTTCAGCTGGGAGTGCGGCACCGTGCCCGTGAACGTGACCGGCTACAAGCCTGTTGCCTGCATGAGCTTTGACAGCACCGTGCTGGATGCCAAGAAGATGGCAAAGCTGGAAGCCAAGCTGTACGGCGATGACAGCACCGGTGAGCCGACCCTGCCCACCCCGGACGAGCTGATCGCGCTGGTAAAGGCTGAGGCCTGATAAAAATCAAAATGGAGTAAAGGAGAACCCATTATGCTGAAGAGAACCATTACCTACACCGACTACAACGGCGTGGAGCGTACCGAGGACTTCTATTTCAACCTGACCCGCGCCGAGCTGATGGAGATGCATCTGACCACCGACGGTGGTATGGACGAGCGCATCGACGCCATCGTGAAGGCCAAGCGCCAGAAGGAGCTGGAAAAGCTGTTCAAGGAGATCCTGCTGAAGAGCTACGGCGAGAAGAGCGCAGACGGCCGCAAGTTCTATAAGAGCGACGCCATCCGTGCCGACTTTGAGGCAAGCCCGGCCTACGACAAGCTGTACATGGAGCTGTTCACCGACGAGGACGCCGCTGCGAAGTTCATCAACGCGGTGATTCCTCATGTGGCCCCCAACGCAAACCCCGCCATGGAAATGGCTGCAACGGCAAATGCTGCTCCGCTGCTGATGCCTGCGACCTGAGAAACATCTCTTTCGGTGCAAGATGCGCCGGAAGGAAGGCTGACCGCGTAAAAAACGGTTGGCCTTTCTTTTTTTGCCGCGAAGAGCGGCTTCATTTGAAAATACAGGGAGGGCAGAACCATGCTGGAGATCATGATTCCCGGAGAAGAGATCTGGGATGAGCGCACGGAGGAATTTATCCGGACGAAGGGCGCGGTGCTGCGGCTGGAACACAGCCTGCTCTCCCTGTCCAAATGGGAAAGCAAGTGGCACAAAGCCTGGCTCGACCCCGCAAAGCCCAAAACACGGGATGAAATGCTGGACTACATCCGGTGCATGACTGTGACACAGGGCGTAGAACCGGAAGTTTACCGGCATCTGACGCGGGAGAACCTGGCGGCCATTCAGACATATATGAACGACCCGATGACAGCAACGACCTTCCGGGAGCGGAAAGGCGGAAAGCGGCGGGCACGCTACCAGACGGCGGAGACGATCTATGCCGCCATGTGCGAATACGGCATTCCGTTCAGCTGTGAAAAGTGGCATCTGAACCGGCTGCTGACCCTGATCCGGACCTGTGGGGAAGAGAATATGCCGCAGGAAAAGATGGGCAGGCAGGAACAGATGGCACGGCAGCGGGAACTGAACGCCATGCGCAAAGCAAGGCTGCACACAAAGGGGTGAGCGGATGAGCAAGGTCATTACGATCCGGCAGAGCGGCGACTTCAAGAAAAGCCTGACCTTTTTCACCCACCTGCGGCGGTGGAACGTCCGGCCCATTCTGGAAAAGTACGGAAGGCTGGGCGTGGAGCGGCTGGCAGAAGCGACCCCGAAGCGCACCGGGAAGACCGCCGCCAGCTGGAGCTACGAAATCAAAATGGAGAAGACAGGGGCGACACTGTGCTGGAAGAATTCGAACATTGTGGACGGGGTGCCCATCGCAGTGATCCTGCAATACGGTCACGGTACGCGGAACGGGGCCTATGTGCAGGGGCTGGACTACATCAACCCGGCGATAGCACCGATTCTGACCGCGCTTTCTGAGGAATTATGGAAGGAGGTAACCAGCTCTTGAGCAATGAAGTAGACCAGCGCGTTGTTGAGATGCAATTCAACAACGCAAAGTTTGAAAAGAACGTACAGCAGAGCATTGACAGCCTGCACGCTTTGAACGAAAGCCTGAAGTTCGAGGGCGCGGAAAAGGGCTTTGCCGAAGTGGAACGCGCCTCCGAAAAGGTGGATTTCAGCCGGATGGAGAGCGCTCTGGAGAGCCTGAACAGCCGCTTTTCAGCGCTGGAAGTGATGGGCACGACGGCGCTTGTGAAGATCACGAGCCAGGCCATTGACGCGGGCGAAAAGCTGGCGAAGAGCCTTTCCATCGACCAGGTGACGGCAGGCTGGAGCAAGTACGCCCAGAAGACGGCCAGCGTGCAGACCATCATGAACGCCACCGGCAAGAGCATCGGCAAGGTGAACAGCTACCTGGACAAGCTGATGTGGTACTCGGACGAGACCAGTTACGGGTTTACAGACATGACGGCTTCCCTGGGACAGCTGACGGCAGCAGGCGGCGATATTGAGAAGCTGATCCCGATGATCATGGGCATTGCGAACGCCACCGCCTACGCAGGCAAAGGAGCCAGCGAATTTTCCCGCGTTATCTACAACCTGAACCAGAGCTACAGCCAGGGATACCTCAGCCTGATGGACTGGAAGTCGGTCGAGTTGGCGGGTGTTGCAACGGCAGAGCTAAAACAGCAGATCATCAGTGTTGGCGAAGAACTTGGCAAAATCAAAAAAGGTGAAGTAACCATTGGCACCTTTGGCTCCACACTCTCAAAGAAGTGGGCGGACAAGGAAGTAATGGAGACCGCCTTTGGAAGGCTGGCAGAGTTTACCGAAGCAGTCAAGGATGCAATGGAGGCAAACCCGAAAAAGTATCCGACCGCAGCAAAAGCAATTGAAGACCTTGCAGACCAGTACGATGAAGTGACGGTGAAAGCCTTCAAAGCGGCACAGGAAGCAAAAAGTTTCAGTGATGCAGTAGACGCCACGAAAGATGCTGTCAGTACCGGTTGGCTGGAAACGTTTGAAATCATATTTGGCGATTACGAAGAAGCAAAAAGGTTTTGGACGGATCTGGCCGATGAAATGTATGACCTTTTTGCAGGTGGCAAGGATGACCGAAATGATATTTTGCACAATGCTTTTGACAGCGGCTGGACTCAACTCATCCGAGATGGCCTTGGGGACGTTTCGGATATTCTGGAGTCCGGGTTGCAAGAAGGCTTCAGTAATGCAGGCATCATAACCGATGATGATATCGAGCGTGCCGGGTCTTTTCAGGAAGCGCTCGGACAGGCATTGCGAACTGGAAAAATTGATGCGGATAATCTGGAGCAGGCGATTCGCGGTGCCGCAGATGGATATGGCTCACTTCTTGATAAGACGGATTCTGAGCTTTCCAAACTCGGATACACAAGACGGGAAGCGGAAAAGATTCAAAAGGCATTTGGCGATTTTGTTAAGCGGATTGATGATGGAGAAATTTCTATCGAACAATTTGCGGAACAAATGTCACAGATGTCTGGACGAGAGCATTTCTTTCAGGGAATTCTGAACATCCTGAAAGGCATCAGCTCCGTCATTTCACCGATTCGGGAAGCCTTTAATGATATTCTGATGCCCTCTGGCCGAGGGCTTTATGATGTCTTGAAGTCCTTCGATCAGTTCACCCAAAAGATGACACTCAGCAAAACGACCGCGGAGTACTTACAGCGGGCATTCTCTGGGGTATTTGCTGTTCTGAAGATGGGCGTGGACATTGTAAAAGGCATCGGGAATGCTTTGCTGAATACACTGTCTATCTTTGCACCAGCAGCCAAGAGTGCTTTGAAGTTTGTGGCCAGTATTGGGGATTATTTCGTTGAACTTGAAAAATCTTCTCACATTGTCGGAAGCTTTGAAGAAGCATTCAATAAAGCACGCCCGGCAATTGAGAAAGTATCCAGTGCGATTCAAGGCGTCATTGGCTGGGTCGCAGAACTTGGAGCAAAAACATCAATCGTATTTGATCCCTTGAAAGCGATTGGCTCTCTGGTCGAGAGGTTCATTGATTTTGTTGTTCCGAAGCTTGAAAAACTCGCTTCGGTGATGAGCGATATTTTCAGCCAACTTGGAAATTCTGCATTGAATGGATTTGGCTCCATGAATAGCAATGCTCTGCTGGGATTTGCAAATGCGGGTCTTATTGCAGGAGCAGTTGCCGGCGTCAAAGGTTTCTTTGATGCATTCAAAGAGATCGGATCTGGGGTCAAGGATGCGATCAACGGGATTTCTGAGCTTTTGGATAAACTGGGCGAGGCAATCACAGCCTGGAAAACAAACAAAAATGCAGCAACTTTGAAAACCATTGCGACGGCTGTTGCAATTTTGGCAGGTTCTCTTGTGGTGCTATCCATGGTTGATCCGACTCGCCTGGCAGCAGCGATCGGTGCAATGATTTCGCTTTTTACAGAGCTTATTGTGGCGGTTGCGGTGCTGACGGAACTGACCAAAAAGAATAAGGGCTTTGGTAAAGGCACAAGGTCGATGGTCACGATGGCGGCATCGGTGCTGATCCTTTCAACTGCACTTCAGAAAATCGGGAGCATTGATTCAGACAAGTTGGTCTCATCGGTTGCTGCACTCGGAGCCGTGATGGCAGAGCTTGTCGTTGCACAGGCGGCAATTTCAAAATGGGCAAAAGATGGAGCGAAGCACGCCGCAAGTATGCTGGTCATGGCGGCGGCAGTAAATGTCTTGGCAAGTGCAGTCGAAAAGCTTTCTGCGCTTGAGTGGGACGAAATCGGACGCGGACTGGTGGCAGTAGGCGGCCTCTTGGCCGAGTTGGCGGTCTTTTCTGCTGTCAGCAAATTCGGAGGCTTGTCGGTTGGAAAAGCAACGGGGATCCTTGTTCTTGCGGCTGCATTGGCTGTTTTACAAAAGGCAGTTGAGGCATTCAGTGCTTTAAGCGTCAAAGAATTGCAGACGGGTCTTGGTGCAGTTGGTGCATTGCTTGCGGAAATTGCAGTATTCGATATGCTGACATCTGGCGCTGAGCACGTGGTTTCAACCGCAGTTGCACTTACTGTTCTTTCGGCAGGGCTTTCCATCTTGGCCGGAGCTGTTTCAACCATTGGAGGAATGTCTCCGGAGCAGGTGGGCGTTGCGCTGGGTGCATTGGCTGTTGGACTGCTTGAGATGGGGGCAGCCCTGTCGCTTGTGAAGAATTCCATCGGGAGTGCGGTTTCGTTTCTGATTTTGTCGGTTGCATTAAATGCAATCGTTCCCCCGTTGAAAATTCTTGGCGGGATGGAACTTGGCGCGATTGGCAATGGTCTGCTGGCTCTTGGCGGTTCAATGGCGATTATGACGGTTGCCGTTGGAGCATTGTCTTCTATGGGGCCAATCGTTATTGGCGTTGCCACAGCGTTGGGCTTTCTGGCAGCAAGCTTGTCGGCACTCCTTTTGGTATCTACAGCAACGGATTTTATCGATAATCTCTCTGCCGGTCTTTCCAGTCTGCAGACGATTCGATTGGAAGCGTTTGTGAATACTCTCATGACAATTGGCATGGCGGTCGGCTACTTTGTGGCCGGACTGATTGCAGGATTGGGAAAAGCCATTGGGAGCGTCGCAACTGCCATCGCCGAAATTATCGTTGCTGTATGTCAGGCACTGACTGCCGCTGTTCCGGCGATTGCAAATACGTTGATCGTTGTTATTACTGCGCTTTGCGATGTGTTAATAAACTGTCTCCCGAAAATTGAGGAAACACTGGAAGCGTTGATTTACGCCTTGTGTAATGTCCTGATTGCCTGTACGCCCAAGATTCTGGAAACCATCGATACAGTTCTTGGAATGATATTCAACTATATCGGTTCGAAATTTGGCGCACTCGGAAAATGGATCGGCGGAAAGATCCAGAGCGCGTTTAACGACGAACACGGTGTTGATTCCGACAGCGGAAAATATGTAGTTGAAGGGTATACGAAAGGCATTGAAGACAATGCAGATGATGCAGTCGATGCTGTTGAAAATCTGGCGGAGTCTCAGGACGAAGCATTCAACGATTACTGGGGAATTGCTTCTCCCGCGAAACTTGCAATTGAAAATGCTGGTTATATCGTCAGTGGTCTTATTGAGGGAATTCAAAATGGAACCCCTGCGGCTGAAGGTGCAATGGCGACACTTGCTCGTGCGATGGATAATGCTTTCCGCAACGAGGTTGGCATTCATTCGCCTTCCGATGATGGAATTGAAAACGGCGAGTACTACGATGAAGGTGTGATTGATGGCCTTGAGAATAGGGCTTCAGACGTCGAAGACAAAGCGAGGGATGTTGGCCGCAGAACAGGTGCTGCTTACAAAGAGGGACTGCAGGAAGAATTAAGCAATGCTTTGGATGACCCTTCTTTGACTCCGCAAGAAAGACGGCAGCTTCAGTTGGATCTTCGTGATTCGGGTCTGAATGCTATTTCCACCAAAAAGAAGGCTAATAAGTTTGACTGGACTTCGCTATTTGGAAATCGAGAAAACCAGAATGCAAGCGCCGATAGCGGTACTGGTGCCAACTCCACCGCTTCCACGAACAAGAAAACCGGTTCTACCAAGAAATCTTCTTCCTCCTCCACAAAGCAGAAGACGGCGGCGGAGCAGATCACGGAGACCTACAAGACCAAGCTGGAAGCGAACAAAACCCTGAAGGACACGGTGGACGAAGAGTACGAACTGTGGCAGAAGGAGAACCAGTATTCCGCCGGCGCGGACGAACTGCTGGCCAAGAAGACCGAACACGCGGCAGCGGCCATTCAGGCACAGACCGACCGGGTGGCCCTTGCACAGGCCAAGTACGATGAGCTGACCAAGAAGTGGGGCGCGGACAAGGCAAAGACCAAGGAAGCCTACCTCGACTTGCTGCAGGAAAAGACGAGCCTGGCCGACCTGAAGGCAGAGCAGTACACCGACCTCTTCGAAGACGTGACCAAGCGGTATGACACCGACCTGGACACGCTGGAGAAGGAATACGGCCTGTGGACCGCCCAGAACGACAAGACGGCCACCCAGACGGACAAGATCAACCGGGAAACCGAGTACATGACCGCCGAACTGGCCATCAAGGAGAAAAAGCTGGCGAAAGTCCAGGAGCAGTACGACACCCTGAAGGCACAGTACGGCGAAGAAGACCTGCGCACCATGGAAGCCTGGAACGACCTGCTGGACGCCAGGACGGAAGCACAGGAACTTCAAAATGAGCTGGCCCAGCAGGAACTGGACCTGATCGATGCCCAGCTGGACGCCATCCAGACGGCCCAGAGCCGGATGCAGAGCCGTACCGATCTGCTGGCCAAGGTATTTGACGACGGCGACCTTTCCGGACGGGAAGACGCCTACAAAGCGGCCGTGGAGGAGTACGGCAAAGACAGCAAGGAAGCGAAGAAAGCCCAGCTGCAGGGCACCACCAGCTCGATCCTGGGCGTGGTGACCGCGCTGAAGAACATGAATTTCCAGCTGCAGCAGACGGCGGAATACCAGAAGAAACTGGCGCAGTACACCCCGGGAACGGATGAATACAACAGCGCCTACAGCAATGTACTTTCCTCCCAGAGCGCATTCCTGGGCTTTGCAGAGAATCTGGCGGATGCGTTCAATCTGGAAGACGAGGGCAAGTCCATCGTGCTGAAGCTGGCCTATGCGGTGCAGAAAAACTGGGATCCGCTGAGCAAAGCCATGGGCAAGGCCTGGACGAAGGCCACCGAAAACATCCCGGAAGAAAAGGTGAAAGCCTTTACGGATGCACTGGGCATGGTCTTCAGCGATGAGGGCATCGAGATCGGCACGGAGTTTACCTCGGCCATCGTCTCGGCCCTGCAGGGCGACTGGGCGGGGGCAGCGGTGTCGGCGATCACGGCGGCACTGGATTTTGCTTCCACCAACGAAGGAAAGCAGCTGCTGGCAGATGTCGGGAGCTTCTTCGGGAAGGTGCTGGAGGGCGGACTGAGCAGTGCCCTGCCTACCCTTCAAACCGGAATGGGGCAGGTGGTGACCATCTTCGGCAGTGCATCCACTGAGATCACTGGACTGCTGGCAGGCGGCGGTGGATTGGCCGAACTTGCCACCGGTGTCTTCGGAACCATCAGCGGGGCCTTCAGCAGCCTGATCGCCGTGCTGCCGGAGATCCTGCCCTTCCTGCTGGTGGGCGGAGCGATCCTGGCCCTGCTGGGCGGCATCGCGGCCATCGTCATCAAGCGCCGGAAAGAGAAGAAGGATTCCAATGACATCGCGGATGCCGGCAAGGATCTGGACAAGGACTTTGCAGACGGCATCACGGACGGCAAAGGCGAGGTGGATGACGCCATAGGTGACATGACCGACCACGCCACCGACATTGCCGCAGCGGCCATTTCCACCATCCGGCGGCTCAACGGCGACGAGTTCACTTACACGCCGCAGGTCGCCCCGGTGATGGACCTGACCAGCGTGGATGACAGCATGAAGGCACTGAACCAGACCTTTGACAATTACCGGCTGGACGGCACCGCAACGAAGCGTCTGGCGGCGCAGGTGGACACGGTGGCGGAACTTCAAAATGGAGTGCAGGCACAGTCCAATGCCGAACTGCTGGCGGCCGTGGATGCGCTGGGCGACCGCATGGACGCGGTGGGCGAGAACATCCGCGGCATGAAAGTTGTGGTGGACGGCAAAACGACGCTGGGCTGGATCGATGCCGGCCTGGGCGCACGCACCGCAAGAAGGGCAAGGTGATGAGATGGCAGCAAAGCAACTGCGTGATGCGGCAGTGGGGAGCACCGTTGTCCTGCATGAGGGCGGGGCGGCGGTCCGCTTTGTCGTGGGTGCGCACAACTACAACTCCACCGGATATGCGCTGCTGATGCGGGCGGCGAACCTTTCGGAAAAGATGCGCTACCACAAGGATGACAACGTGACGCGCTTTACAAACTCCGATCTATCGAAGTATCTGTGCAGCACCTATTATTCTACGATCGTGGAGCGGGAATACATCCGGGAAGTGGACGGGTGGGGCAAAGTCTTTGTTCCGTCGCTTTCCATGTTCGGGCTTTCTCCAGACGTTTCCTCTCCCCCTGCAAAGTACAAGCTATCTGACACGGCCATTACCGCGTTTATGCTGAACCGTGCCAATGTTTATACCTGGGCGGGCGACCTGACCGAGGAAGAAGACGACGATGGCACGAGATGGGTCAAGGCGTACATGATCATAAATCGTGCGTCAGGAGTTGGTTGGGACTATGACTATCTTAGCAACTACCACAAGTACTACGTAGCTCCCTGTATGTTCGTTTCGGAAGACCTGTACATCGGCGAGGACGGCGGGCTGACCACCAACCGCGCCCCGAAGATCACCGGCAGTTACTTTGAAGCAACGACCCCGGGATCCAAGCGGACGAACTTCAAGCTGGTGTATCAGGTGTCCGATGCGGACGGCGATGCCCTGACGGTGGAGGAGTGGGTCGACAGCGTGAAGACCCGCACCTGGCAGACGGATGCCGCAGCGGAAGCGACCTTCCAGCTGAGCGATGAGGCCTTTGAGGCGCTGAGCGGGGACAGCTACCACACCCTGACCGTGAAGGTCTCGGACGGAAAGGACACAGCGGAGGCCTCCTATACCTTTTATAAGAACACCGGCGCAGGCTACCGGATCTGGGTGGGGACCATTGCCGGGCAGGGAAACGGCTACACCTGGACCACCCGGGAGCTGTTTCACGATGCCATGGATGACACGCGCTTTGTGCTGGAGCCGGACCTGACGCTGGAGAAAAACGACCCCGGCTCCCTGAACTTCAAAGTGCCCCAGACAAATCCGGCCCGGAAGCTGCTGCAGATCAAGAAGACAGTGGTCTCGGTGGAAGAGGACGGACTGGAGATCTGGTGTGGGTATGTGACCGAGATGACCCGGGATTACGATCTGGACATTGAGGTCTACTGCACCGGAGAGCTGGGCTATCTGGGGGACATGGGCTGCAAGGTGGAAAACCAGGTGTACACGGTGAACGCCCTGATGACCCTTGGCACGACCTGCCCGGACAGCCGGTTCGTGACCGAGGGCAAGCGGTTCCTGCTGGGCAATGTGACCGTGACCAAGCCCACGGACAAGGCGGATGACAAGGACGAGACCAGCTACACCACCTGCTGGGATGCACTGAACACCTGTCTCGTGGACAAGTTCGGCGGCATCCTGCGGGTGCGGAAAGAAATCAAAATGGAGAACGGCGTCCAGGTCTGGTACCGGTATCTGGACTACCTGAAAGACATCGGAGACCTGACCGAGCAGACCATCGCCTTCGGGACGAACCTGCTGGACCTGAGCTACTACATGAAGGCCTATTCCATCGTGAACTCGGTGAAGGCCTTCGGCTACGAAACCACGGGCTGGTGGGTCTTCGAAAAGACCACGCCCATCAGCGCGGTGGCCTCCAACGCGGACTCCATTGCCCTGTACGGCATGAGCCAGCGGTACATCGTGGTGGACGGCAAGAAATCCACCACGGATTCGCTGAAGAAGGCCGCACAGACCGAACTGGACAAGCAGACCAGCGGCCTTTCCGGCGGACTGGAGATCAACGCGGCTGACCTGGCCGATGCGGGCGTGGATGTGGACCGGCTGGGCTTTTTGAAGAAGACCCGCATCACCAGCGAACCTCATGGGATCGATGCCTGGGTGCTGTGCACGAAAGAGGTGATCCCGCTGGATTCGCTGGACCAGAAGACCTTCACCTTTGGCGACACGGCGGAAAACATCTCGGCACGGCTGGCCTTCAACGCCGGAACTGCCGGCAAAGCGTGGGGTGCCATTCAATCGACCATCGGTTACATCAAGGGAGGAGGATGAGATGTACCATAGCGTAATCATCCATGTGGATGACAAATTCATCAACACCTGGGACGACTGGCGGCTGATCCCTTCCTCGGCACCGGTGATCGCCCCGGCCCTGGAGCGGACCAAGTTCGTGACCGTGGGTGGACGGGACGGCACCCTGGACTACAGCCAGAGCCTGACCCACAAGCCGGTGTTCGATGTACGCACCGGAAAGCTGGAATTCTATGTGGAAAACGACTTCTGGGACTGCTGGGAGACCGCTTACACGACCATTCAGGAAGCACTGCAGGGCAAACGGGTGGAGCTGGCGCTGGAAGACAACCCCACCCACTACTACGAGGGCCTGCTCTGGGTGAACCAGTGGAAGAGCAGCAAGGGGCACTCCACCATCACGCTGGAGTACAACCTGCAGCCGGCCATGAAGAGCCGTCCGGTGACCGAAGTGACCCTGAACCAGTACCGGGCGAACCTGCTCATCGGCGGAAGCTTTGTCCTGCAGGTGGGCGTCGCCCCGGCCAACAGCTTTTACCGCAAGGTAACTGTGAAGGTGGACCCGCAGGGCATCGTGGAGCTGGACGATGCGGGAAATATCACAGGAATTCAAAATGGAACCGCCGTCATCACGGTGAGCTGTGGGGGATGTACCGCGTCCTGCACCGTGAACGTCCGGGAGCGGGGCGTCTACGCCGTGGAGAACACCCTGACCAACTGTGTGACCAGCAACGCAGCGCAGTCGGCGGTCGAAGAGGGCAGCTATACGGCGACCCTGTCTGCGCGGGATGACTGGGTGCTGACCAGCGTTTCGGTGCGGATGGGCGGCGAGGACATCACGGCATCGGCAGTGACCTTCGATGCGGAGCGGAAGACAGCATCCATCCGGATCGATTCCGTGACTGGAGACCTGGAGATCACCGCAGAGGCGGACGAAGGAACCTTCTACGAAGTGGTATACCAGCTGACCGGTGTGCCGAACAACAGCTTTCCCAGCAAGGTGCGGGAAGGGGACACGCTGGATATCACCCTCGCGCCCAGCTCCTCGGAGATGCTGCTGTACTACTGGCGGGTCGTGCTGAGCGAGACCACCGATGTGACGAGCACGGCAGCGGCCTATCAGGAAAACGGAAGCGTGCGGATCCGGCTGAAGGCGACCGGGAAGATCGTCATCACCGCTGTGGCCGAAGCGTCCGCCCCACTCAGCGCCTGCAGCTGGGAGCTGATCGCAAGGGTCTCCCAGAACGGAATGGCATCCAAATGGTTCCAGGTGGGCGACAAAAAGGTCATTACCCTGCGCGGGACCGTGGCGGGAACGACTGTGAACACGACCCTGTATGCAGTCATCCTCGGCATCGGGCACAACCCGACCTACGAGAAGGAAGCCGGGATCCATTTCGGGATCGGTTTTCGAAATGGAAACTTGACGAGCGTCGGAAAGTTTGCAATGAATACGACATCGTCCGCAAGCGGCGGATGGAAAAGCTCGAATATGCGGACAACCATCCTGGGAAGCACAGGGGATAAGAATTCGCCGACAGCGGGGACCTTCCTGAGCCTTCTGCCGCAGGAAGTGCGCAACGTCATGAAGGTCTGCACGAAATATACGTATATCCCCAGCTCGGTCACCGCGACCTCCGATCTGCTCTGGCTGATGAGCGAATATGAGCTGATGGGAAGCATTACGTATGGGTCAACGGAAGAACAGACCTATCAGAAGCAGTACGATTATTTCAAGGCTGGGAACAGTAAGATCTGCTACGACACAAGCGCCAAAGCTCTCAGTCAATGGACCAGAACCAAGGATGCCAGCTACGAATATTTCATCGGCTACGCCATGTCGGGAAGCATTATCCGGTACAGTCCGAGCGGGGCGTATGGCATCATCGTCTGCTTCGGCGTGTGAGGAGGAGACCCATGTATCGAATCATCAAAATGGAGACGGGCGAGACCATGGCGCTGACCGAACGCCCGAACTGGATCCGCCTGTGGCAGGACGTTTACATTCTGTGCGGCGAGGACAAGGCAGAAGGCGTGACCGTGAACGGCACCCCCTGCCGGCTTGCCGGACGCCCGGCCATGAAAGGCGCCGAACCGGATGTCTGCCTGGAAGAGGTGGACGCCGGTATGATTTTTGAAGAGAACACGGCATTCGTGGCGGACATCGCGCAGATGTGCTTCGACCACGAATACCGCGTTTCGATGATGGAACTGGAAGGAGGAGAGACCGTATGAAGGTACTGTTCAATGTGACCAAGACTGTGATCGCCGGCGCGAAGGACGTCGCTGCCCTGAACGAGACGGCTGAGAAGGTGGACGTCCTGTACATGGCAGGGCGCTTCAGCACCGAGGAGTACGAAGCACTGACCAAGCAGATCGAGGCAAAGAAGCAGGCTCTGGAAAGCGCTGCGTGAAAATTCAAAATGGAGGATGTACATGAGCCTTGAAGCATATTCCATTTTGAAAAATGGCAACCGGCCGCTCTCGGAGCATTTCAAAGTCCGGGAGTTCGGCTGCAAGGACGGCAGCGACCCGGTGTTCATCGACACGGAACTCGTGGAGGTCCTCGAAAAGATCCGGGGGCATTTCAACAAGCCCGTGACCATCACGAGCGGCTTCCGCACGGCCAGCCACAACAAAACCGTGGGCGGTGCGGCGTACAGTCAGCACTGTTACGGCAGAGCGGCAGACATCCGTGTGACCGGGGTCAGCCCCGAAAACGTGGCGGCCTATGCAGAAAAGCTGCTGGTGAACCGCGGCGGCATCGGGCTGTATCCCGCAGGACTCGGCCGCGCGAACGGCTGGGTGCACGTGGATGTGCGCACCGAAAAAAGCCGCTGGAAGGGGTGAGCGCCAATGGAAACGATCGTTGCCGCCATCCTGAGCGGCGTTGTGACCCTGATCGGCGTCCTGATCGCGAATTCGAGATCGAATGCGGTCATGGAATACAAAATCGAAGAGCTGACACGCGAAGTACGCAAGCACAACGGCTTTGCCGAAAAGATCCCTGTGATCCAGAGAGACATTCAGGTGCTGAACCATCGGGTGTCGGACATCGAAACACACGAACATGAACACGAAAGGAGCAACGTATGAACGTGAACGTTACCGCAGGAACCCTCGCCCGCACGGCCTGTCTGCTGCTGGCGCTGCTGAACCAGGTGCTGTGCGCCCTGGGCAAAAGCCCGCTGCCCATTGAGAGCGAGACCCTGACCCAGCTGGTGACCGCCGGCATTACGGTGATCGCAGCCCTTGTGGCCTGGTGGAAGAACAACTCCTTCACCAAGGCGGCCATCGCAGCGGACAAGGAATACGACCGGCTGAAGGCAGCGGGGAAGAACTGA